GAGTAGACGCCGTAGGTGCACCCGGAGATCGCACCCCCGCTGAACGTATGCCCGCTGCCGGAGTTGACGCCGTAGGTGCACCCGGAGATCACGCCTCCGCTGAACACAGAATTTGTGGCATCTTGTACTCCACTTGTAGATGTCGAACCAGGCCTGATCTCCGCGTCTAGTTGATGTCCGGTGCCATAGCGGATCATGCCATTAGAGATTGCAGTTGCACTTGAGTTGAGTTTTACATTTCTGGTGACCAGGATTACTTTTGATCCACTGAGTTTCGCCGATGTCAATCCCGCCGTGATGGTGATCGACCCTGCAGCCACACTTGCTATTATTCGCACTTCACTTTGGACATTCCGATTGATATTGTCGATCCGTACCATCGCTCCTGCACGTAGCCATTCGGGATCAGTAGACGCATCCTGATCTATTTCAATAACTGTAGCACCTGCTGCCTCTGCCTGCGATGGGCAGACCAGCCCACCCCCTGTATAAGGCCCCCATCCCGTCGAAACAACGGTTGTATCAGGATCAGGATAACGGATTGTGAAACTATCCACATTTGGTACAGTCTCCACCTCGAAAATGCGATTATTGAGCTGTGCATCCGTAAACCCCCCAACATTCGCCAAATAGATCGCGTTACCTGCCACATAGCCATGCCCGGTACAGCCGATAGTCGTAGTTGCTCCAACTGTAACTGATGTGATTGCCTTTGCTGTGGCTGAGATCGCCTGAGCATACTGCACCACGGGTGCGTAACACCAGAATTGGTCGGTTATGTAACTACTAATATTATTGTCGATCTGATAGTTGCCAGTGGAGTAAATTGTAAAAACACAATTGCTTGGATACCTTGCCCCACTGGATCCTGCACGTAAGATGCCGCCAGTGACAGTAGCGGTGATGCTCCCCGCCAGTTTGAGATAATACGAACCAGGCGTCAAACTGGCATAAAGTTCTCCGTTTAGCGTTAGTCCCACTAGACCGTTTGCCCATGCCGATTGATTTGCATCGAACTCACATGTTTGTCCAGCAGGAATTATTGCACTATCATTATTAACAGGGACGCCGGTATCCCAATTGGCGGCATTCGACCAGAGATTATTTATACCAGCAGTGGCAAAGGTTCTAACTGCCATTAAATGCTTCCTTTATGACTCGTAGGCACTTAGGACATATTCTTAGACGATCCCCACTGATACTGGCATAGGCAGCATGATCTATATTCGTAAAGGCAAATTCGAATGTCCCACTCAAATCTCGACCGCACCAAGTTTGGTCTTTTCGCTCTGCGCTGGTATGTAAAACACAACAAATATAATCAGGTCTGTTCATTAGAAAAACCTCTTGGCAATCTCTAAAAACTTGGCAAATATCGGGCTGTTTGCCAAAACTTCATCGCGTTGTGTTTGTGGTAAAGACCGCCAAATATCGGCCACTTTACCAACATGTGACTCGATGTCATCCAGTGCCTTTGTCAGTTGAGTAACCTTTCCGGGCGTGAGCTTGAGTGATCTACATTCTTTAGACAATTTTGCCATTTTCGGCCTCGATTTCATACGGCGATTCAACAATGACTGGAGCAGTAACAATCAAATACATCTGTTCAATTTCCTTTTCACTAGGCTCGCTATTCAGGAAATGTAAAACACGCCTACCGCCGTCGCCGTCCACAGTAGCGTCGAACCCATCTGGAAGTTCTGCAACTTCAACGATTCTCATCGTTCATCTCCAGAAATACTTCACCATCTTGGCTCTCACCCATCCAACCTTCGACTAGCACACGGCGATATTTTATGCCACCATCTATCTTGGTTTCGGGCTTGATCGTCACTATTGCTCCAAAGTTTAGGACGCCGAATTCCTTGGCTAACTTTTCAGGTACACTCTTAATCTTCAATCCATCACGGGCAATGATACGCCCCTGTCCTGGCGTGAGAGCAACGATAGGTTGTACGACAATAGTTGGGACCCGGGCAACAAACAACGGCCCTGGATCCACCCACACGCCATTGACCATTACTCCTACGTGGAGATGTGGGAACGGTTCTTTACTGCCATCGGCACGCCATGTCGAACCCGTCGCTCCTGAAATGCCAAGAATGTCTCTGACTTCTACAACCTGCCCAACTTTGACTTTGAACTCGCTCAAGTGAGCATAGATGATCTCATGCTTAGCATCGAAGGCTACGATGATGTACTTCCCCCATGATTTAGATGTAGCAACAGTCTTTACCTTTCCACGGCAAAAATTAGGGACTGGCTGATAAGTCAATAAAAAGTCGTACCCTTTATGTCCTCCCCAAATTGGATATTGTTTTGGATTTTTATTCCATCCCTGACAAAGCAGAGACGGGTCTAAAACCCAGGTTAGCCCAAAAACCTCTGACTCACCCATGATTGCCTCCGAGACCACCGAGCGGAACGCGCTGGGTGTACTATAGAGTTTATCACAAAACCAGGTTGTAATCAACGTCATGGTAGGCTGAGTAGACAAAAAAAGCCCTGAGTGGAACAGGGCTTTTTCCGGTAGTCCTCACGGTCTACCCACCTTCGCCTGATTTACGCTGGTTAACACAATCTCTACCAGGCGAATTAATATGATTATATCACAGTGGTGGAACTTTAGATGGAATTCGCACTCACTATGATTATATTACAATTCTAATCCACTTTGCCTGACATGTGACTATAAACAGCTTTTCTCCTTTTTTGGATAATCGCTCGCTGTAAAGACCGTGCAGATACACCTCATATCCAGGAGCAGGATCAAGATGAATTACAGGTTCATTCCGACAGAATATAGGCAGATATTTGCTTATTGTGCCACCTTCTATTTTCCAGCCATTGATTCCGCCATTGGCGTCGAATTCCCCCTCCTGCAATATTCCGAAATCAATCAATAGATAATCGTCTGCATTAATCATTTCGCTCTCCCAAGAAAAGCAATCAGATTATCTAACAAGATTGCAAGGCTGCTAAGAACCAGGACAGCAGCTATAAATGTGTGAATGTTCACAGAATAACTGGCGAATAGAGCTACTGCCAGGCTCACCCACATCGAGCAACACCAGAAACAAATTATGCCCCGCGAAAGTACGTTGACGCCATACATTTGCGATGCCTGGTTGAACCGCACTCCCAGGAACATTCTGAGTTTGGCAAATACGTCGAATGGCCCATCCTCCCTCACCAAAAGTGAGGTCAACCGCCACACCACCAGAGTGAGCGTGATCGTTTCTCTAATTTCATCCCACATAAGAAACTGCCCTACCGTAGATTTCAAGCGCCCGTTTGGGACCGATGCCTTTAATCTGACGTAAACCCGCGACTCCAACTGCGCGCACTTTGGATGCTGTGGTCACGCCATGTTCGATCAGCGCCGACTTCGATGCCGGGGTAAGTCCAGAAACGCTATCCAGGAAGTTCTCTGGTTCTGGAATAATCTCCTTGAGTTCTTTAAGTTCTTCGTCAATCTTCACCGGCGTTGGCGGCTCTGGCTGAACAGCCTGTGGAACGCTGTTCTCTGGAGGCGTTTCTGTCTTCGGCGCTTCCATGATTATAAACACTTCTGGATATAAAGCGGCGTCACGAGCGTCCACCAAGAATGGTTCTCCACTGCCTCGATAGCCATAATCGTAGCCCGAAGCCTGGCCGACTACTCTGTGCATACCAGTGTTCATGGGCTGGTACACGATCATTACAAAATTGTCATCGCTCATAGCCTGTACTTGCGCTCCTTTCATTTGCTCAGATCGCTCTACATTCTGCGGAATGTTTATTGTGGGCGAACTTTGTGAACATTCACACATCTTGACACCTTCTTTCGCGTACTTGTTTAGCATATATTCTATCAGGGACTTATGCTCCTGTATGCCTTTCTCCCTGCGTTCGCCCGAATAAAACCGGTAGATGACTAAACGCATAGGCACGCGCCTGAAACAATAACCTGCACGCGCCATGCGTATGTAGTAATCCCAATCTTCCCAGGATGGCATGTTTTCGTCAAAACCTCCAATGGCATTGTGCCAGGCTTTCGGCACCAAACACGTTACCAGATTCCAAATATAAAGATCAGGATGTGGTTGTTTGATCGCACGCTCATACTCATAGTTCAATGTGTGGCTGTCGATGGCCGCCATGCCAGTCTTTTCGTCGTAATCCAGGAGCTTATTGGAAAGCTTCAGCTCATCTGCCATATTCTCATCGATGACAGACTTGCTCACGTAATCTGTGTAGATAATCGCTTCCTCATTAGCCCAGCCCCTCAACATCATTTCAAGCGCGTGTGGCATCAGCCAATCGTCGGCATCTAGAAATATCAAGAATTTGCCGCGAGCAAGTTCAGCGCCTTGATTACGCGCCATGCCTGCTCCTTTTGGAGACTTGTCAATCTTTGACAGGCGCGCGTAAGAATATTCGATCATCAGGCGTTCATCTTTGTAATCGGTGTCAAACACTACAATGGCTTCCCAATTGCGAAACGTTTGCGCGTCCAGGCTATCCAGAGCATTGATGTACATACGATTGCGAGCGTGAGCATCAGAAACAGGGATGATGACGCTTATCAGGGGCCGGTCATATTGTCTGACAGGATGAGAGGCGCGCTTGGGAGTCGCGTAGGATGCAAACGGATGCTTCCCATCTTTTACCCACGGATGCCAGGCCATGTAATCTGTGGGTCTGTGCATTCGATCTCCGCTTACGCGTCCACTGAGAAATGAATACAAGAATAGACCGGCGTCGGTTACTTTCCTGGCTTTGAAACCATAAGCTCCAGCTCTCAGCCATAACTCAGCGTCTTCCTCCCCCGCGCCTTCGGGACAAAAACGCTGGCGCTGGCCGCCTAATCGTTCCCAAGCTTCTCTCCGAGCAACATTGCATGTCGAGATTTGATTCTCGACTCTCAACTGCGCATCGAAATTCCACTGACCGGGCCATTCCGATAGCCCCTCTTGCCCATCTTTCCTGATATACCATAGACCGGTATAGGCGATGGCGAGACTTGGGTCTTCTTCGAGAGCACGCACACAGGCTTCTAAAAATTCAGGAGCAATGGCATCGTCAGCATCCAGACAACACACGTATGGCGTTGTGCTGGTGAATACTCCGAGATTGCGAGCAGTTGCTACCCCCCCATTCGGCTTTTGGATGAACCGAAAACGGTCATCACCGGCTATGAGCGCCTCCACGGTTTCTTTGGGGTCGTCGGTTGATCCATCATCTACGATGATGCAAGAAAAGTTAGTCAGGGTTTGAGCCTTTACGGAATTGATCGCTCTTTCGATCTTATCCTTGTAATTGAATAACGGCACTACAACTGCTACAATAGGTTTGACGTCGGGCATGATGTCCTCCACCCACATTATACTCGGTTGAGGCATGAATTTTATCTGCTAAGACAGGCAATCTTCTAATTGTGGGAATATTCGCAGGATTAGTAAACAGCCCAAAAACCCACTCTTTTTATCTCCCGATTGCCTGTATAATCTCTGGCGGAGGCTTCGTATGAATATTGATGATCTGGATACAAAACTACAGGAGATCGGGCGCACCTGCAAGCCCAGGATCGGGCGTGTGCCTCTATCTGAGTTTGATCGTTACCCAACTCAGGCAAAAATCCGGGAATGGCGCAAGGAGCGTAAGGCCGATGGCGATAAGGTAGTAAACAAATATGTTGCTTGGACTCTTGAGATGCTTGTTAGAGAAGTCCGAAAACAGCCGCAATACATGATCGTTACCCATGATGCCCACGACTGCGATGGCCTATTGGTGCCGTGCCTGTGGTCTTACACCATTGGAGATAGCTACCTAGACCATGCCTACACATCGGCAGGTAATATTGCAAACGGGTTTTGCCCAAATGATTGTATCAAGATTGTCTACTCTACCAGCCATATTACGATGGCAATCAGCGCCAGGATCGGGACTCTGATAAGGGCTGGACTTATCGACTGCGTGGCCTTCGACGTTGGCAGCTTTATCGAGAACACAGAAATTATGGAACTCAAGACCTTCGGGGATCAGATGTCTATGATGGGCATCGACACCATATTCACGAACGTAAGGATAGGCGGCGCACTTCTCAGACAGTTGTTCGAGGCGTGGCTTAGCATTCGTAGAGCGTCTGCGAGAGCGTCTGCGATCGAGTTTGATATTGAGTTCAGGCGTTCGCTTGACGAAAGCGACCTACAACCCCTCTTTGATATTTGCTCTAAAGGAACATCGGGCGCTGATAGTCTCGGTAAATAGCCATACACTGATCGAGGGCTGAGCGCAAGATGGTCATGGAGTTGCGCCAGGTGAAGTTCTTGGCATCAATTCTGGCATTATGCCCCAAGATTCCCCGATGTTTCAGGCAGAACCGCAACCCCTGAGCGAGATCATCCGGGTTGTTGGGAGCCGCCAGATAACCCGTGATCCCATGTTTCACCAGGTCTAGATTACCACCCCATGCGTACCCTAATACTGGAATTCCGGCGGCCATTGCTTCAAGGATACCGATACCAAAAGTTTCTTTCGTGGATGACAGGTAAACTCCAGCGCGTTGTATCATCGTTCTCATTACCGCATGGCCGATCACGCCCGTGATTACCAGGTTTGGCAACTCAGTTCCTTCTGGAGCAAAAGTAGTGATAAAGCGTAAATCCGTGAACATTCCCGCCAATTCAGCCACTGGTTTTGGATCACACACATCCCCAGGCCGGTTTTTATTCCAGAGCACGTAGCCGTCATTAGGTTCTGAGTGCTGCCAGGCCTCCCAGTCTATGCCATGAGGAAGAATCACAGGCTGCACACGCAGTTCGCGCCTGAGCGTTTCAGCAACCCAATTGCTAGGCACGGTTATAACCGTAGCCCTGCGGAGACATTCTATCACATTCACATTGGCGTCGAATTGCCACGCCGCTGTAGAATCTGCATCCCAGTACAAGCCGTGACAGATCGAAAGTAAAGGCTTGTGTTTGGGCCATCTGTCCGTAGAACCGGCGTGGACAGCCATCACATCATAGTTTTCTTCCTCTTCCACAGGAATATCAACGAACTCGATAGAGAACTCATGGGAAAGAGCGTGGTAATGCTCTACAACTCTTTTGATCCCAGATTCATCTCCCGCAAATCTGGCTAACTGTGGCAACATGAGTACACGTAGATTTTCCATTAGTGGCCTTTCGCCTCGAAGTCTAGAATCGCCTGGCAAACGTATTCTAAATCCTCATCATCAAGATGCTGGCCTACGGGAAGGCTGAGTACCTTAGATGACAGGAATGCTGCATCTTTCTTTACATTGGCTGATACAGAATGCCGGTAAACAGGCGTGTTAGGCGGGAACGGATCGTAATGGATTCCTGTCTCAATACCGCGCTCGGACAGGAACCGCCTCAACTCATCACGCTTCTCATGAAGTATCACAAATTGGTGCCATACGTGGCCGGGGTGTTTTGCTGGCAAAATCATGCTGATGGAATTGTAAAGGTCTTTCAGACGTCCCCAGTAGAATTCGGCGTTATGAGCGCGCATTGCATTCCACTTCTCAACATAGGGGAGCTTGAGGCGCAGATAGACCGCCTGTAGTTCATCCAGGCGTGAGTTAATGCCCCTGAAATAGCCGCCACCATATTCTGCGATCATTCGCATAGTTTCAATCTGCTTGGTGGGAGCAACGATCACTCCCGCGTCTCCGAGCGCGCCTAATGGCTTTGTGGGATAGCATGAGAACACAGCAATATCTCCGAATGTTCCCACCTTTTTACCGTTGATCTCAGCCCCATGAGCATGGCTACAATCTTCGATGATTGTTACCTCTTTTGGTAAAACAGATCGAATAGTATCTACATCCGCGGGATAACCATACATGTGAACAACGATGATCGCTTGAACACGTTGGGTAATCTTCTGAATGCTATCTTCATCAATTACGCCCCAAACGTTTGCGTACAATGGAATAAGACGAGCGCCGGTGATCGTCACCGCCATCCATACAGGCAGCGGCGCATTCCAGGGCACGAGTACGTCGTCGCCGCGCCCGATTCCAAGCGAACGCAAGGCGATCTGCAGGCCATCGAAACCATTGCCTACGCCCATAGCAGAAATCCCGGTCCCATTGAAGTCGAGGATGGTTTGTAGGAACTCTTGCTCGAAAGCCGCGTTCTGCGGGCCTTTCAAGTAAACGCCGTTCTTGATGACGTTACAAGTCCTCTCAGCCGCAATCGTGGAGAGAAACTCCTCGTTAATGTCCTTCTCTAACAAGGTCAGATCGTGCATTTTTACTCTCATAGTAGCCTCTCAATTAATGGAATACACAATATCTTCTTGGGCGTAGGAAACGCATTCTTCAGGCATATAATATTCGGATGCTAACACCAGCAAAATCCCGTCTTCGCTTAGAGTATATTCCAGGAATTCCCCAGGCGTTAGCAATAGACCTTTGTTCTTATCGGCTTCAAGAACGTGATGCGTAGAAAAAAGATGGGGGGTGAGGGGTGGGTCTATGGAGATGTTCACACGCACCCATCCCTGCAAACACACCAAGAATTGACTGCAAGATTTATGCAAATGCTTTCCACGCTGCGGAGTCCCTTTCATGCCATACACCCAGAACACGCGCTTGATCGGGAAGATATTGAAATCCTCAACCACGCCGAGCTTGCCGCGCTCATCAACATGCGTTTCGATTGTCAATATTTGACTCATGGCTTTTCTCCCGTTATCAAGTCTGAATCAGGCCATATTTCACGGCGATATCGAGTGAGTTCTTCAATCATAAAACCTAAGGTGTCGGGAGACTTGAATCTAGCCAGGATTGGATGTTCAAGAAAATCAACATGCATAATCAAGTGCAGTTGTTCTGGCGGTAATTTGGCCTCTTTATCACGACACCAAGATGCAATCTCAATGACTGGCTCAATTGCATACATTGTTCCTGGCCGAGGCTTGTTATATCTTTCGATGTTTCCCTGCGGTTTGATGGTCATTTGTTCACTCTCGTTTCTAGTTCCTTAATACGTTCCTTCAAACTCCAAATGCGCATAGCTCCAAGCCTTGCAAGTCTATAGCAGTCTTTCTCTGTCAGAGGTTGCACATATTTATTGATTCTGGCAGGCTTAATGCGTTTGATGTAACCTTTCTTTGAAACCATAAGAATGCCTGCATGGTCGGGGATGTGTTCGATATAAGGCAGTAACTTTTCTGGAATTGCAAACCAAAGTTGCTTTATCCTTTCATCTTCATGCCCATGATGTTTCTCTTTATCCCTAATCAGGTCTTGTTTTGATATCTTAATTTCTACTTCATAAAAATAGTGTGATGGAGTCACAACAGCGACGTCACATTCATGGATAAAGAAACCCCAACTCACATTAGGTATAGACAGATGTGAGGGAATGCCAAAATGACGTGCAATTGCGATTTCGATCTCACTCGCAGTTTCGTATTCGCTCACTTTAATCCCTCCGCCCATCCACGAATAGCTCCAGGATGTTCGTTGATAATGCTGCGAATGTTCTCGTAATTAGTTTCTGCGGGTATGCCGTGCAATATTTTCACTTCTTTCCCAACAGAGACCGGGAAGCAGAACCGGCAATTATATTCATCCGGTAAGGTGTGAACCCTGAATTCTGGTTTACTACAGGCATAATTCCAGAGCGTTACCCGCAAAGCATGTTGATCGTCTGCGCCATAACGTTCTTCGTTCTTATCATACTCCTCTGCTACTGCGCTCCAGAAGTCCACCATAGCCGCATCGATGCGCATGGGGTTTACACCGATGTTGAACTCTGGAAACCAGTCCGGGACCACATCAGCGGTCTTAGCTGTGAACCTGCGCGGGGCTTGCGCACCTGCAAAGTTGAACATTGTAGTCAGGTTGAACAGATCGGCTATAGGTGCACACGCATAAGTATCACAATCCAGATACAATGCCCGCTCGATCCCCATTGCTATCAAATCCTGGCAGGCAATGATGGTGTAAACGGTCTGTTTATAATACCAATTATGGCGATCCTGGCCTTGAAAAGCAACCGGTATCACCTTATCAAACTTTCCGAAATGGGGCGAGTCGATATGCGCTTTAGGCGTGAACAAGAAAATTTTCACATTAGGCGTGAACTTTCGCACACTTTCAGCGGAGCACGCCGCCTGAGCATAATAACGGTCTTTGTCTGCAATATAAATGATGGCTCTCATTGGCATTTTTCCAGTATAATCACACAGCCCGACATTGGTTCTGGATCACAGATATAACCATGTTTGTCTACGAGGTGGAGCGAAATCGAACGGCTATCCAGATCATTAGCATAGGTATCGTGCAAGGCTATGATACCGCCAGGAATTACAAAATGTTCCCAGGCCATTATCTCTGCAAAAATATTGTGATTACCTCCGTCCCACACAAGTAAACTCACAGGCGCTTTCCATCTCTCAGCGATTTGTATGAAATCTCCGCGGAAAATCCTATCATCTTCTATACCTGCACTCAGCAGAACCTTTTGTGCAATCTCATAGTCAGCATTGGTATATTCAACGCCTGCCCAATCTTTCATATTGTAATTATCCACAGAGAAGACCTGGACTTCACTTCCAGCCAAGCTACCGTAGGATAAAGCAACCAGACCAAAGGCGCGCCATGTGCCTAACTCTACGATAACACCTCTGTGATATGCAATCTTAGCAAGAGTATAGAACGACCAGAGCTTGTGTACGCGCGGAAGCGGGAGTTCATCGAATGGGCGGAGCGCCGTTAGAACTCTCTGGAAACCCTTATCAGCCTGGATAATGGCGTCTATTTCTTTTGAAACGCCTTGAGTCTTTCTACCCATAATACCTCTTTGAAGTTCTGCTCCAAGATAGGATTATCGTCGACAGCATAGACCACACGTCCTAATATTTCAGGAGGAATAGGTTCGGGAATGTAGTCATGGAATACCAGGTATCCACCCTTTTTGATATGATCCCACCAGGCTCTTATATCTGCGAGAACACCTTCCTTGCTGTGATCGCCGTCGACAAAAACAAGGTTAACTTTACAGACATTCTCCCAAAGGAAACCAGTGGACTCGCTTTTACCAAGAATTCGGATAACTTGACTTTCAGGTAATCCTGCCAAAGAAATGTTTCTTTTCTCGGCTTCGCATGGGCGCACATCGATTGAGAAGATCGTGGCGTCCGGGCAGGTTTCCAACAGGGTAAGTGTAGAGCACCCTACGTCTGCACCAATATTTATGATGACTGGCCATGGCGGTAGTTTCTTGGCGATCTCTGCCAGAGCATCAACTTCTGCTATTGTCATCGGGCACGGATTCGGCCCGGCCAACTGATATGCCTTTAGTGACATTTTTATACTCCTCGTGACTCATATAAAATACTCGGAACTTCTTTTCGACATAAGCAGTGCGAACGACATTGCCTTGTTTTTGCAGTTTCTCAAATTCTGCTATGGCACCTGGCACCATGTCGAAGACTTCTTCGCATACGTGCCAGCTACGATCAAGATACCATTGGACTGTGATGCCGTCCCTGGTGTGGATTTCCATTCTAACCATCCTTCGGTTCTTTCTCTCTATTGACGACTCCGATTGCCTCTAACTGTTCTAGAATATAGAAGTCGTTGATTTCGATAGCTCTTTTTGCAATCTTATCCAGCTTTACTTTGATTTGGTTCAGTCCCATAAGAGCTCCACGATTAGACCTTATCGGGTCATTCATGGAGATTTCCTCGAATAATGCCGGAAGGTCGACTGTGAATCCGATCTTTGTCCATCCTTGTTTGTCGTCCATTTCATGCCTCTTTCAATCCTTCCCAATTATCATATCCAAGCCATTGCATAGTTTCACCAAAGGCAGTTACCATCAAATCGTGGTCTTTCGGCGTAAAGTAGTTCTTCCAGTCGCCAATGACGCCCTTGCGCATTGCCTTTAGTTGTATAGACTTTCCGTATACCAAAGAGTCGCCGTTCTTCTCGATGGCGGCGCGCCTGTTTGAGAATGCCTGGCGCGCAATCACACCTGGAAGTCTATCATGTGCATAAGATAAATCCAGTTGATTAAGAATGATCTGAATAGTAAAAGATGGACTTTGCAAGAGAGTCTCAAAGCAAACAGAAACATGTCTGAAATTAGTGGCTTTATAGACTTCATCAGATAACCAACTCTCCACAAACTTATGCCACGGGCCGACGCCATTGAGCGGGGGTGTTCCATCTCTCATAGCAATTATCGTAGCTTCAATAGATGATAAATCCCAATAAAACATGCTCGAAACCGCTATGTCACGTGGGTCGCGTATGATCGAAATAATACGCTCACCTGACGCAGCGGGGATACTGAACGTCCAACCATCTACCAGGCCAGTGTCGGCCTTTTCCATCATCGGGCGAAGGTGAAGTTGCATTACTCTGAAAAGGCCACGCCTATCTGCGCCTTCTGTAGATAATGGCTTCGCGTTTCTATAAGGAACAATGGGAGAATTCAAAACGTCTCCGAGGATGCGAGTCAGGTAGGTATTTCCAGAGCGTGGATAACCTACCACTACAACAGCGCGGTCAGGAGAGATTTCAATCATAGTTGCCCTCTATAAAAGGAGGAAGCAAAGGTGTGGCATCTTGGAAGACAGACACATCTAGTTCGGATTAGACTGTCCTTGTGCGATCATGATGGAGTCTGCACCGAATTCCTCTAACATCTCCACGATTTCGGCCTGAGACTTCGAGGGATGTACAGTAGTATCCCAATAATTCGCCTTTTCCGCGTATCGGTTTTCAATCATGGTCAAATACCTGCGGCAAGTTCTTCCACATCCAGTCTTCTGGGCACATATAATCTTGTGCGATGATCGCGTTTTCGAGAAGACTTGGATGTGCCCGACGATAGAAATAATCATGAGCTTCTCTGGCTATGGGGTTGTGAGTGTCCAATATTCGAATTAACTCTAACAATTCATTTATAGAGTGAAATTCAAAGTCGGCGCTAAGCTCAAACATACCCCCTGGATTGAAGATTTGTGAAATAGTATTATCGCCCCAATATAGCGGAACTGTTCTACTTAAAAAACAATCTATTAGCTTTTCAGTGAAATAACCATCTATTTTACAAGATTCTACTACAATTGAGAAGCGATATGGTTTGAGCGCCTCATCTTTGGACTTCATGGGCTTCACGCCACGACCCCAAAAATCAACTGGCAATCCAACCTCTTCAATAGCTTTCTTGATTTCCAGGCGCAGCTTATGTCCTTCTGTGCGAACCTTCTCAGAAATAATCATAGAGATATTCTCAGATTTCACTACCAGAGGATCGGAGTAAACCCATGCTCCACCTACTGGGCACCACAAAAAACCAGGAAAATTCATAGCCAAATAGTATTCATGGGTAATAACATACTGAAAGTAACCATGCTCCAACATTCTTTCGGCATTTTCGTAATGGGTTTCGGAGAAACAGCGCGGTTCTAAAAGCCATGCAATGGAGCGTTCATCAGAAGGCTTATCAATCGCCAATTCGAGATTGGTATCGGTGTAAAAAGTGATCGGTAAATGCTGGCCGCGCATCCATCTTATATTGCGTGAACCTTCGCCATTTAAGTCCCCGCCCAATCCGCAGGAAACCTGGTGCATAAACGTGCCGTCGAACAATCCTATGTCTCTCATGATTTTTCCTTTAATCTTGCATGAATCATGCCGTAATTGTCACCTGTCCATTTCCGTAATTCCTCAACGAACTTAGAGAATGGCAAGTAGTCGATTACCATACGCGCATTTTCTCCTAAATAAAGACAGAACTCATACGAACCCAGTTCCGCGATCACCTCCACAACTTCCAATGAGTCATCGATAAACTCTCCTACATATTCGAACATGATATACTCGACAGGAGTGCTCAGACCAGCGAATACAAATAGCTCATGCCCTTCCACGTCAACTTTAATCAGATCAGGAATACCAAACTCGGCGATGAGTAAATCTAGAGTCGTTGCTTCTACTCCTATCGAATTCGGCCAAGAAAAACCCTTGAAACGTCCTTGCATCCAATGAGTCTCAATAGTCGAGAGAGAAGTATTGAACCCGTAATGCAATACAACCTTACCCACCGCATCCGAAACAGCTTTGGGAACAATGATAACGCGCTCATTACCGTCATACTTGTGGTGTAATTCTTCCAATGCCGATGGAAGCGGTTCTATTGCTACCACATGCGAGAATCCATGCCCCAGATACCAATCAATGCCCTCGCCGATGTGAGCGCCAACGTCGAAAACTATCCTTGTGTGTTTCATTGTGGTTCTGGCGTTGACATAGGTGGATGAAGAGACGGAACATTTGTCTCGCGCTTGTCGGTCAGACGTTGCATAAACGATGCCCGAAAATACCCCGCACGTTGTAGATCAGCCTCCGGGAATGTGCGAATGTCATCAAGATTATCGACGACGATAAACGCGATTTTCTGTAGTTTCAACTTTTCGATAATAAACTTGATGTCTGCAAGCGTGCCCATCTCGGCTAATGCTGTGCCAGATTTTATGGCGACGAGGGTGTTATTGTCAATGCGCATCTTTTTCATCAGCTTCGCGAGTTGTTTGATCGGTATCTGTTCTGTCATTTTTTTGTCGCCTCATTGACTCGAAATGCAATCAAAGTATCTATCAATGCGATGGCTTTATCTTTTTGAAAGATAACGTCCACGACATCTTTAATGGCGCCCCAATAAACCGAATCATAATCATGAAAAATGATGATTCCTCCCGGCAGAATATGATCTATCCAGGCTTCGATATCGCGACGCACACCATTCTCAGTGTGATCTCCATCTATGAAAACAATATTGACTTTTCCACGTTTCCAAGCCTTTCCGATTTTTACACTATCTCCAAGTATTTGTTCGGGAAGTTGAAATCCTTTACCATCGAACGCGTTGCGCTCATTCTCAAGACCGCCAAGCGAGCCTCCTGAAGATATGTCAATTGTGATGATATGAATATCAGAACGTGCACAAGCAAATGCAAGACCGCTCGTTCCAGCCCCGGCCCCAATATTTATAACAATTGCATCTTTGGGCAATGACTCCGCTAAGCCTTGCAAACAAGTAATCTCAGCCTGGGTAAGATATCCAAACGCGTGACCTATATCATGAGCGACTGTAGTCAAATCCGACTCCTATTATTCCATCTTTACGAATCCATCAACTCAGGAACTTGAATGTGTTGTGTCATGATTGCTCCTGCAAATATTCGGATGGTATCATATCGAAAACCCGCTCTTTGTGAGGAGAGGGAAGTGTGCGAATTTGCGGAAAGTCTAGTTTACCTTTCAAGATCGCATTGGCATATCTGATCGGGCATTGACGAGTTCCGAGCACCCGCATAGTTTCTGGTGGTTGGATATGCGTCTCCACTTCCCACGGAGATTTTCCTGGTTGCAGAAGCGATAGAAATAATTTGCGGTTCCAGATCGCGGCTTGAATGCTCATCTGGTAAGGCGTCCCATGAGGGGTTTCGATGACGTCATAACAGCCCCAGGCTTCTACGTCGAACATTCCACCGGCGTATAAACGATCCGTGGTAAGGTCTATTCTCAGCACTTCTGGCCTGTTGCGAATATAATCATAGCAAGCTGCGACTCCGCGCACGTCTACCAGGCGCGATAACCAATAATCACATAGCAGGAACACAAAATGCTCCTCTGGCTGCTCTGAGAAAAATTGAATCATAGCATCCGACCATTTTTCAGGCGGCCAATTGCTTGGAGCCACAGAATAGAAATAAAAATTCGAGGGCAACCGGAATGATGGAGGAGTGAAACCAATGATAATTACTTCTTGCAGTTCGCCCCAGAAAATATTGAACAAATAAGAGAAAGGCAATAATGCCCAATTGTATTTTTCTGAAACCTCCACATAAACCATTAATCCGCTCATAGCGGCTATTATACAGGAGAAAGCGAACATCAAAAGAGGAAATCTGGGGTAATTTTATAATTGTGGGAATATTCGCAGAATTGAAAAACTCGTGGAAATTCATCTGAAAATCGCCGTACTTTTCGGCTATAATGCCACTGTCCGAGCAATCGGATAGACTCCTTTGGTGATGGCTCGGCGGCGAACCTCCAAATAGCCGTGCAAACTAAATGAGAGCGTACATAATGCCGCCGAGCCAGAGGGAGTGCGGAAATCAATCAAAGAGAGGCAGAATGAATAGGAGGCCCTATGCCGAAAATTCTATCGATGGTAGAACGTAACGTATTATATGTTATAGGTGTTCCACGCGGTTTTATGCCTGGCGGTTTCTTCGAGCATATCATTCGCGCAATTCTGTATGCCGATAAAGGCAATAAAGAGCTACTGCGTTCGATCTTCCCGGATTACGTCCGGGCCGTAGAAGCATTCAAGAGCGGCGAATTGGAGGAGAAAGAGACTCCAGGCGCGGCTGCTTATGATTATAACTTTGATGAATATGGAGATAGGCAATGAGATATAGAGGATTCGTCTACGGCATTACAGCATTCCTGGCATTTATTACAATGGTGACAGTTTGCGATCAAGTCAGGTTCACTGCGGAGGATATTATGGCGTCAGTAGCAGTCTTTTTAATTGCTATATTCATTTTCGTATGCCTGGCAATCTATGGCTATATTTTGGGGCAGATCAGAGTGAGGCGGCGATGACCAGGTTCAGCTTATTCAAATATACTGTTGATCTGGCATTGCTTATCTTGATATTACTTGTGTTTATTGGCCTAATTATGACTATCGTTTTCTGGAATACACAATCATGCCCTTGTGATTGCCAGACTATTAGCGCCACTCAAGCAGCGAACGCGACAGCCGCTTTCGGCGCTGAGCAATTCCACATAATGCAGACCGCAGTCGCGAAGGTTACAGCAACCGCGGAGTCCCCCAAATGAGACGGGAGCCATTGGCTAAGTCAACTCTCCGCTAAGATGTTGGTTCTCGTCAGAGGGCGGCGCCGTAGTAGTTAGACTGTGCGTGGCCCTGATAATTCTGGTGTTCGCGTTCGTATGTCAAAAATTGACGGAGTAACAATGCCATTCTTGAGGATTCGCAGAATACCCCATAAATGTCACAAACCAAGCACCGGGAGATATTATGCTGGTACGGTCTGGGAATGCCCGGATTGTCATAAACAGTGGATCATCGAACTAGCTGCAAATGGAGCCGATAAATATTGGCGTGAAATGAACCCGGATGAATATCTTGGGACTCCTGAAACAACCGAGAAATTAGATATACAACAGTAACAAAAGAAAGAAGAAATATTGAAAGGAGAACGGAGGCTCTAATGAAAACCAAATTTGCAAGTCATTTCTTGAACGAAGCCTATTTGCATTTCATGTACGGCCTGCTCATGATCGCAATTTTGGTCGGCTGCGTCGGCCAGCCAATCACCGTCGAACAACCGGCGCGCCTGATCGGTGATGTCCTGGAGCTACATCCTGGTACAACCGTGCTAGGCATCATGAAAGCCCTGGAAAGCTGTCAATGTGGGAAGATGCTCAGTGATGGCCGGAACGTACTGTTCTACTGGTGGCAACAGGGACAAGGTTATGGCATGACTGGCATGAAGATCAATGCTGCGGATCCCGTCGGTGTGTGGCGCTACGCATCTAACGGTAAGGCTATGCTTACTGACTCTCAGAGTATGGCATATCTCGAAAATGGCCTGAGAGAAGCTGGCTGGAAGGTAGTGACGAAAGATCAATTGCCATCCGATTTCGTGAACATGGTGCGCGCTATCGCGGCAGGAGCGACTCAATTGGCTACGGCTGGTGTGAGTTGGTGTTCGGTGATCCTGGTCCCGGCGGGGCTATTCCCAGACGCGCCTTCTAAAGGTGTCCAGCAATGAAGAACCGCGACTATACCGAATTTGACATAGCGTTGCTAAACCTGGCTGAACCCGTTGGCCGTTTTCTATACGGTTGTTTCTCCATCCTGGTTGGACTGGCAGTGTTAATAATCTTACCTGCTGCCTGCTGCGTGTGGATATCGAGGCTATAATGGGTAAAGTGACCAGTATCGGATGGGCAAACGTACCGGGTTATATCGGCGGCACTTGGAATTGCTGGCAGGGTTGTCATCCAATCAGCCCTGCCTGTGAAAAATGTTACATGTATCGCGAGAAGAAACGTTATGGGCAAGACCCATCGGTGGTAGTGCGCTCGAAGCCTGCCACATTCAATTTACCCTTACGAACAAAGGAACCGCATAGCTGGTTTGTGTGCTCTTGGAGCGATTTCTTTATCGAAGAGGCTGATCCCTGGCGGGAAGAGGCCTGGGACATAATCCGTGAATGTTCACAACATTTGTTCCTCATTCTCACCAAGAGGCCAGAGCGTATGGATACTTGTTTGCCTCCTGATTGGAGTAATGGTCAGCCTAATGTTTGGTTAGGAGTTACCGCAGAGAATCAAAAACGGGCAGATGAGCGCATACCATTGTTGCTACAAACCCCAGCATTGGTTAGGTTCGTGAGCGTCGAGCCGATGTTGGGGCTGGTAAAACTTCCAGAGAACTGGTCATACATCCAGCCAGACGGTTTTGAGAACAACGGGCCAATGACGATGACATTTCAAAGTTTCGTCTCTGATCCCGATGCCTCGATAGACTGGATTCTTATTGGCGGAGAGAGTGGCCCTGGCGCGCGTCCGATGAACTTGGATTGGGCGCGGAGTATCCTTAACCAATGTAGGGAGGCGCAAGTCAAAGCATACGTTAAACAGCTTGGGGGCTGGCCGGATCAGCGCACCGATCCCGCTGAATGGCCTGAGGATTTGCGCGTACAGGAGTTCCCCAATGGATTTTGATGAAATTTGCAGAGAACTCATTGCCCGTTCTTTCGGCATTCCCTCATATTTCTTTGAAAAATTTTGGGCTGTACCAGATACAGATGATCCGACTATATATCGATGGGATCAGCAACCCGATCTTCATATTCGATGGGGAGTATCGCCGGTAGGAGCTGCAATACGGGAAGGTTTTGTTATCATTGAAGACACATTTGTTATCATTGAAGGCACATGTAGAGATGCGGATGTGCCCCAGCTATCAGCCGGAGAACAAACCCGTGAACATTCGCATTCACGTAGTTTATGAACGCGCATGTGGAAAAACAGCAACAATGAAAGCGGTTCTGGCTGCGATGGATGAAGCCATGAATATCATCGATGGCACCTGGCGGGATGCGGACTTGCCACAACTTACAGCCGGAGATGTAATCGGTGAACATTCGCAAGATTGTGCGGGAGATCAGAAACTGGCCTGAAACCCGCCTGTTATTGTGATATGATAGATAGCATACACAGGAGATTATAAGATGAAAATCGTACTCTTTGATTTTGTAGTAATAATAGCCGCGGCAATAGGTCTAGCTGCACTGACATCATGGATAACCATGTTACTTTGGAATGCGTTATGCCCTGATATCTTTGGTCTGCCATTAATCGATTTCTGGCAGGCTTTCGGGCTATTGCTTTTATCGTCAATATTCTTTTATCGCCCTGGAATTAAGTCTAAAAGATCATAAGATGGCAGAACTAAAACTGAAACCAATACTTTCTGTTGCAGTCGAACTCAACAGCGGAGCCAGGTCAACGATCTCCGCGAGTTGATCGACACCCTGAAGTATATCGTCGCCAAGCTATAATGAGCGACTTCACCGATTTATCTAAGCGCGAGCACCAGATTGCGGGCCTGGTAGCTTATGGATATTCCAACAATGCAATCGCTGAGATATTGAATATCCAGCCTGGCACAGTCAAGAACCACATGAGTGCGATCTACAAGAAGTTAGGCTTCAAGCAAGACCGGATGACGTGCCCGCGTGTGAAACTCGCTATGGAAGTTACACGACAACCAGCTTATGTACGAGAATCTAGAGACGGATAGCACCTTTATAACCTAAGACGTTCGCAGAATCACCTGCCAACATGCGCCGTGCGACCTATGGGTGACGGGCCTATAACCCAGGCTAAAATGGGTATAACTGGCACGGGTCGGACATTGATTGTCCTCCGTATGGCAGACTGGCGTGGGGATTCTGCTTTGCCCAATGCGCCCGCTGGACAAGGTCGATGCTCTACCAATGAACTGAAATTCGCCATGTCAAACGTTCATTGGGGATAGTGCGACCCTCTATCCAACATGGCCGACCCTTCGTGGCATTAATGCCATTCGGGGACGGGGCGCTTAGGGCAGAATGGTGGGCATCTCAGAACTGCCCATCGGCATTGACCCTCAACAAGTCTGCTTTTGGGAAGGCTGCAAAAGTCTTGGAGTTGCCATTCGTGGTCAAGAAAACAGAGATGCGCGCGCAGATCGCATCAGACCTGAGTGCGTACCTGACAAAGCCGGATGAACAATCATGAAACACGAGAAGTGTCTCTTTGGAGATGGCCTAACATACCGGTCTATCCTCAAGAAAGATGAGTTCGAGTATTTCGAGTCTCTAGAGTCTGCTATTACTCGCATGATCGAGCATAAAACCGCGCTCATCAACGCACGGAACCTGGACATCCAGGCCGCCATGATTGATATCCAAACCCTGAAAGTCTGGCGCGAGCGAGAGTTGAGCGGAGAGCAACTCAAAAACGCCGACGAAGAAGCGACGCTGGAGTGAGCATCTCGAATGATAATATGCGAACATTCGCATAATTAAATTAGGTGAGCTATGGGCTATTTTAGTGAATTGGACACCCTGATAAAGCAATACTTGGGAGATCATTATCTCTATTATCTTCCAGGATGCCCGTATGGGCATTCGAGAGAACATGTCAGCGTATATGGCTTTGTGCCGCCAAAGACGTTCATGATGTTCTGCGACAAATGTGGAAACTTCGAGGCGTCTCGAAAGATCGAATGGACTCGAACACTCATCAAGGCTTCGCAAGACAATCAGAGTGAAGATTTGAGTGAAAGAATCGAAGGGCATCCAGGACATCCTCAAGAGTATGGAGACAGTTGATAAAGGAGAAAGAAGTGGACGAGCAACCTGAGCTAGTAAAGAAAGACAAGAATGAAATCGTAACATTCGATGGACACCAAATGCTGCGTAGAGTCATTCCGCTGTATACCCAAGAGACACGCCTGTTGAGACGAATTCCATCGGACTGCGTGATCTGGAATATTACTGTCGAACATTACCGGCGATATGGCATTGGAGTGGATACCAAAGGGCGTCCAGTCTTTATGCTTCAGCGCCAGATGCGCTGCAAAAAGACAAAACACGACAATAGTGGCACTTTGCAAACCAGAGGCGGCTTGACTGAAGTCTCGATCATTGTTGGAAATCAAGGCCAATATGTGTATGGCGGAACCGCGGTCTGCTCTGTTAAGGATAGTTACAATTGCAAGATTGGCCGTGAAATTGCTCTTGGGCGGGCTTTGAACTTCGCCTGCCAGATCATAGCCAACGATGACGAGTGAGGTAATATGGCGCATACACATACCGAAGCTGAAGAAAAGGTACTTGTTGACGTTATTCTGTCCACTGTCGATGTCGCTGCTATGGTTTGGCTTGAGATCGAAAAGATGGGGTCTCAGCGCAAGTTTGCCAAAGCCTGCGGGATGAGCGTCCAGTTCCTCAACGATTATGTCAGAGGGCGCATCCCCACAATTCCCGTCAAGGTACTGGCCTATTTCCACCTAGTAGCGGAGACTTTCTACCACTATAAAGAAGAGACCTAAGATGAGCAAAATACAATCATTAACGCCTGAACAAGAACTTGAAATGATCGCCTTCCGAGAGAAATGGCGAAAGATCGGCTTATCTACGGGTCCAGCCAATCTGAGAGCGATCAGGCCAACGATAGACAAATTCTACATGACGATAAATAAAAAGCCGCCGATTATATGGCATTGTAAAAGTCCATTGACTGCTGTTGTAGTCATCAATCTGTGGGCTAACCTGTGGGATAACCTGTGGGCTAACCTGGGGGATAACCTGGGGGAGAACCTGGAGAATAACCTGTGGGATAACCTGGGGGATAACCTGGAGGATAACCTGCGGGCTAACCTGTGGGATAACCTGGGGGAGAACCTGCGGGCTAACCTGGGGGCTAACCTGTGGGATAACCTGGGGGATAACCTGCGGGCTAACCTGTGGGCTAACCTGGGGGCTAACCTGCGGGATAACCTGCGGGCTAACCTGCGGGATAACCTGCGGGCTAACCTGTGGGAGAACCTGGGGGATAACCTGCGGGCTAACCTGTGGGCTAACCTGGGGGCTAACCTGCGGGATAACCTGCGGGCTAACCTGTGGGATAACCTGCGGGATAACCTGGGGGAGAACCTGGGGGATAACCTGGGGGATAACCTGGGGGAGAACCTGGAGAATAACCTGTGGGCTAACCTGGGGGCTAACCTGGGGGATAACCTGCGGGCTAACCTGGGGGATAACCTGCGGGCTAACCTGGGGGATAACCTGCGGGATAACCTGTGGGATAACCTGGGGGCTAACCTGGGGGAGAACCTGGAGAATAACCTGTGGGCTAACCTGGGGGATAACCTGCGGGATAACAGCAAAATAGAATTTATCCCAACAAGTTTATGGGGAAGTTTAGATTCAAATTGGATTTCATTTTACCTTTATCCCCATGAAAAATTACGCCCAATGCACACCGATGACCAGATGATAATTTTGAATCATTGGAAAAATCTGGCAGAGAATTCATTTTGGTGGTATCCATTCGAGAATGTATGCTTTGTTTGCGATAGACCAATATTCATTGGTATGGATGATCGTTGGCGAATGCACAACGATTCTGGACCCGCAGTCACATTCTCAGATGGGTGGAAAATCTATGCCGTGCATGGCGTTATGGTGCCAGAATACGTGATTGAGAGACCACAAGAGATCACTGTGTCAAAGATTGACGCCGAGACTAATGTTGAGATCAGGCGTGTGATGATAGATCAGATTGGTGCAGAGAATTATCTTTTCGCTTCTGGATCAAAAATATACATCGAAGATGATTTTGGTACACTCTTTCGGCGCGAAGTAGCTAATGATGAGCTAATCGTCATTGTTGAGGTTAAGAATTCAACGCCCGAACAAGATGGAACGTACAAGAATTATTATTTACGTGTCCCACCTGATATGGCGACTCCCAGGCAAGCGATTGCCTGGACGTTCGGCTTACAAGAACATGAGTATAAGCCAGAAGTTCAGTCATAGAAAAGGAGATCGAAATGAAGAAACAACTAAGGCAAGGCGATGTTCTACTTATCTCCGTGAGGACGAGGAAAGAACAACGTGGAAACATGAAAGTCATTGCACCAGAAAACGCCCGGCTAATCCTGGCGCGTGGCGAGGCCACAGGACACCACCACAGCATCGACGCTGCTTGCGCTCAGCTTTTTCAAGTTGATGAGCGTATGCTGTTAGTGGTTGCAGAACCAACCACAGTCGATCATCAGGAGCATAATGCTGTTGAAATTGTGCCTGGCGAGTATTGGGTTGTGCGCCAACGCGAATATACCCCAGCTGCACCACGTCGTGTAACAGATTGATATGGCACAAGTAATCAAGAAAGACATTCTCACCATAGAAATTGGCTTGATCGCGCACCAGGTAAACATGGATGGGGTAATGGGTGCTGGTCTAGCCTTGCAAATCAAGAATAAATGGCCTTCTGTGTACTGGGCATATCAGGAGTATTTTGGGACGTTTCATCTCGGAGATGTGCAATTTGTTCAGATATTTCCATCGATTGTAGTAGCAAATCTGTTTTGCCAGCGCGACGTTGGATGGCAACGCAGATACACAAACTACCAGGCTCACAAGATGGTGTGGCCGAAAGTTGCGGAATATGCCATGATAAGCGAGCTTGAGGTCTACGCGCCGTGGAAAATCGGTTGTGGATTAGGCGGCGGCAATTGGGAAGTGCTGCACCCGATCATAGAGAAATTATGCCCAGATGTAATCTGGTGCAGGTACGAACCAATCCACTAAATGCGGGAACATTCGCAAGATAAGAGGCAAACAAAAATGGAACACGAACTCAAGAGTATTGTAAAGCTAAGTCCGGTAGCGGCGCGTATTATGCGCTGGCTATTGAAAGCAACATCAAAAGATCATTACCGTCCACGTTTGGAATGCGTGAACATAAATTGCGAGAAAGGTATCGCAGAGTCAACGAATGGATTTTTCGTCCACGCTGTCGAGACGAAGGCATTACTACCCCCATCGCTTCTCCAGAACGGTACACAAAGGGTTCTTTGCATAGGCAGGTACTTGGAGACCTATGATTACAGCATGTATAGTATGGAATACCCGAACATTGCCAGGATAGCGCAGCGGAAAGAAGAACCGATCGTCGTCGCCGTGGACGTCAAGTTTCTCAGGGAGACCATATCTGGCATGACAGGCCCAGTGTTGCTGAGGGTTTTCACAAAAGAATCCCCTATAGAGATCGTTGGGCGCATCGATGCTGGTGGTGGAATTCCGGGAGCGCGCTGCTTTGCGCTCATCATGCCGATGAACTATGAGGACAAGGACCCGTTCCTGCCCTACAAGAAGGCCACGGAGTTCGAACCGAAGTCAGAGGAGGTCAAAAATGTTCTCAATAACCCCTCCGTCTAACTCTGGTTGGACACGTGAATACATCGAGGAACTGGAAGGCTTACTAAAGACTTGTCGTAAAAACGGTATATCTTCCAGTCAACTTCTCAGAGACGCAACATTCACCGCCGCCGATCACTTATATAGTTGTAGTTGCCTATCATGTCTGATCTTCTTTGCGTTCACCACCAAAGCTAGCGACGACGAGAACGGGCCATTCGGCGCGGAGGTTATGAAAAAGGCACGCAAGCTGGTGAGAGCGTACCCGAATATGGAGGCGCAATGATAATAGCATTCTTGTTTTCTGGGTTAGCGTTACTAGTCAATGGATTTTCTCTATGGCTTTTTGGGAGACACGAACTCGAACACTTATGCCGTTTTCGAGACAAGATACCTGGGATATTGCTGATCGTGGGCGCAAGCGTGTGTTTCGGTTTAGGCGGCGTAGCGATTTTTTTGTTCTTTGCAAGTATAGCGGGAACATTCGCAGAATAAAAAGAGCCTGGAGAAATCCAGGCTCTTTTAGAACTGATCTGTGATAGAAATAGAATAACAGAAAAAGAGGGCCTGGTTTTCCAGGCCCTCTTTATTGCAGTCGTCATTACTATTACAGTGTAAATCGGACTATTTGAGTAAATTACCTCCCAGACCAGATAGCGTATGGTGTACTCATACCAGGTCGTACACTTACGCCTCCATCGAAGTGGTAAGCTGAGGTGGGATCGCTGTCGCGGAAGTGCTGCAGCGGCTGATAGCCAACGGCGTCGATGCGGCCCGCGAGTTGCGGGGTGCGCAAGACCACACGTTGTTCAGTCTTAGCGGCGAACTTATAGCACCACTTGATCTGCTCAAGCGCCCAGTTATAGGCGCCGCCGTCAGTCCAGAAACCTTCCATACCGCGCATGAATGCGATATCGGGCTGAGCTTCGCGGTAGTCCACGTGCTCGCGGTACGCCACCTGCATTCCGCCGATGATAGTGAGCGGGACCATATAGATCGAGGATGCGTACTGGCCGGGGAGCAAGTGTTCGTTATTGACGTTATTGTGCTCGAAGATGCCCACATCCTTTATCACAGGATAGCGGCGGCCATTGATGTCGATGAACAGGCCATTACGCATAGCATCGCGTAAAGTTACCATCTCACGGCCATCGATCACAGTCGTAGCGCCAGTTTCAGACTGACTCGCGCACTTATTGGTGTTATAAGCGCACGGCCAGCAAGCCGTGAGTTGCTCCCAGAGTTCGGGGCGTATGGCTATGATCCACTGCACGGGCATGAGACCCATGCGTTCGGCGTTGGTATGCAGATAGGCTTCGAGCATACTCAGATACGTGACCATGAGATTGCAGTTAGTCTCGATCATGCGGTAGTTGAAGTTCTTGACGTCAGAATCGAGAGCGGTGCAAAGCGCGTTAGTGTCGGCATCGCGCTGGCCGGTTGCGATTTGAACGTCGAGGCCGGGGAACTCATTGGCGATCAAGAAAGACCCCTGCCAGATTTGGCGGCTGAGTTCGCGTTCGAACAATACGCCAACCGTCACCATTTCTGCGGCGGTCATCACATTGAGAACCTGGCCCTGATCGATATTTTTGGGGCCGATGTCAGTCATACCCAGGAGTTGCCCGCGCAAGCGCAGATCGGTGAAATCGCCGCGGTGCAATTTCAGCATGACTTCGTTGATGTCGATAGTGTTAGTGTCATAGCGGATGCGGCCAAAGCGCGCGGTGAGATTACACCCTTTCATGTAAGCATAGGGGGCGTCGTCGCAGGCATGAACAGGTTGATTGCCAACGGGTGCGGTAAAGCCAGTGATACTGCCAAAGCGAGGGTCTTGGTAGACACTGGGGATCAAAGGCAGACTGGCGCCAATACCGTAGGGGCGGATATGGGCGGTGATGATATCGCGCTCCAGGCCAGGAGTGCTGAACAGACCGCTGCTACCGTGGAGAGGGTTGGCCGTGCGGAATTGAGCCGGGACTTTCTGGTGATAACCGGCATTCAACTGGACGCCAGCCGACTTCTCCGCCAGGGCCTCAAGCAAAGCCTGTTGATTTTGCAGAACTTGAAGCAATTGTTCGTCCATGTAAAACCTTCCTTCTGTTGGTACGAGCGTATTACTACCCCACCAACATTTGGTCAATGAATGGGATGCCGATTTTACCGGCGTTCCCATCTGCGGCTTCCTTCGGTTTCTGATTTGCGAGTGGGTCGTCAGGTTTTACTTCTGCACCAGCCGCGCCGATTGGAGATTGCTTATCCAGGCCGAGCGAGGTCATAATAGACGCCAATGGAGTAAAGCGATTGCTCGCAGCCTCCTTATTGGAGATCTCCAGGGCCTCAACACGCGCATTCATCTCTTTGGTTTGAATAGCCAGAGCCTCGATTACTTTCGTCTGCTCGGTCAGGATAGTCGCCAGAGTTTCAGCGACTTCCCTGCGAGAAGGCGGAAGTTCATCGGGGACAGTCTCAGCCTCAGGAATGATGTGGTCTATAGACCCCGTAGTTTCGATAGTCTCTGTAACCACGGGTGCAGCGACAGCGTCTGGAGGAACAGCGTCCTTATTCTCTTTATGCTCGACGCCAGCTTCGACAGCCTTGTCGGCGATGGTGAGATTAACACCTTCGACCTTCGCGATCACATCCTCAGGAAGACCCCAGTTGATTAGCTTTTTTCTTTGCTCAGTAGGAATTGCCATGTTTGCCTCCTCTTTCAAGGCGTGAAAACTTGTGAGCTTATTGGCCGCAGCGTAACGCGGAAGTACGCTTATTTCCCTGGTCTCGTGCTCGATGATGATGGTAGGATCGGATGGGTCTCTCCTAATCGTAGATACGGGCATCCCATGACTGAGAGCGACATCCTTTTGATGCGCCAGGAAATCGGCGGCATCCTCGCAACCCGGAAGGAAAGCTCCTGCGGACATAGCAAAACCAGCGTCGTCATAACCGACCCAGGCAGAGCGGCCAATGCGAAGTGACTTACCATGCCAAATCCACAGTTCGGGGAAGGGAGCGAGTCCCTTTTCAACTTTATCTACGAACAGGCGATGACTCTGTTCGGAAATAATCTCAGGAGGGTTATCGTTGTCGCGAAAATTAGTTGAATAGCGGGCGAACCAACGATATTGGCCGGAGTCTGTATCTTTCCAGACCATCAGGCCATCTGCAGGGGCTTCTTTGTACAACCCCACGGATTTCAAAACAGCAATAACAGCTTCTTCGAGATTCTCTTGGATGGATTTGTGTTTCTTTCTCGGAGTTTCCTTGTTTTCCCCATAACCATCCTCTTCTATAGCGGCTGGTTGAGTTTCGAGTTTATCCAGACGGTCTGCGAGTTGGGAGGCCAGGTCTTCGATAGCGGCGGCCTTCTGCGGGGTTTCGGGATCAAAAATAAGCTCGCGGGCCATATCAGGAAACTGGGCAATGAGTTTAAGGGCTTTAGAGAGACGTTCTCTAGCTGACTCCTGTTCCTCAAGTTCAGAGTAGGACTTAGCCGGGGCCCAGGGTATATAAGCGTCAGCTAAAAGAGACATCTTCTCCAGGTCTTCGGGACTGGCGTCGATGATTTCTTTGAGAACTACAGGATCGAAAGGAGTTTCAGACTCCTTTTCATAGTCTGCGATAGCAGAAAGGAACTCAGTTTCGATCTCCGCAAGCTCTTTCTTATCGTCACTATGAGAGTAAAGAGCACGCATGTGAGCGGCGGCCATCTTCTCGGTGTCGCTACAACCCTTATTTTCCCCTGTCTCTGAGTTGAAGATGCAGTATTTCTTATCGCCTTGCTTACGCATTCTATAAGGCATAGGAGTCAACCTTTCCGTGGGCGCGCCACGTCTGTGTATGATTGTAACAAGAATAGTCTAAAAGCGCAAGCGACAAGAGTGAAATCTGCGAACATTCACGGGTTTTAACCACGATTTCACAGATTTTTATTCACCAATAACACCACGGCGTTGCCTGGCGAGGCCAAACAGCCCTTTATGGGCGATACCGGCGATAGCCTGATCTATAGCCGATTGCAGGATCGGGCCATACTCAAGAGCAGTCATCTCCGTCCATTTACGAGCTTCGATGCCAGGTTTTTGAATTTTCCTATGAACGAATAAAAGACCTCCCGATCCCGCACTTGCCTTGAACGATCTTACGCTAGTTTTAGGTGAGAAGTCTTCTGTCATTGCAGCATGACGAGGAGTCTTTGTGCCTTCGTCTAGAAAATAATAAGGGGGATCATGAGTAATAACCTCGGTTTTCAAATCACCGGCGACAACCGCTGGCTCTGAGACATTGAAATCAACGCTATGTTTCCAGGTGGATGTTGGTTGTAGCATTCTTTTCTTAGCCAACTTCGCCACATCCTTGAGAACTTTTCTAAGGATGCGGTCAGCTTCGGCGGCGGTGATATGTCTTGCCACGTTTCACCTGCCTATACTCGGAGGGCGGCCTTTGGTCGCGGGTGCGGTGGTAGGCGAAAAACTGCAGCAGCAATTTCGGCCTTTGCAGGCAAGCGCCCACATTCTCGGGAAAATATTATAACGCCTCCATGTACTAGCTCGATAGACTCTGTTATTGAGTCGCAGGCAATCTCGACAATGCTCGATACAGCCTACGGAGTCTATAGACCACATCAGCTTGCGATCCTTACAGGCCATTGTCATAGCCTGGCTTTTGATCGCAGAGTATCTATTAGTCCACATCTCAGCGCGTCTAAGCCAGTGACCTAGTTTAGCGCCACTTGATTTCGTGCCTTTGGCAACGTCGCTGGCGAAACCGGGCAGATACACGAGTTCGCTATTGATAGCATCTTCGATGGCAAAGCGTTCTTCGTCGGTAAACTCGGATTGTTGGATGCCGCAGGCGGTCGCGCCTTCACGCCAGGCATTGACATAGCCTCTGCGAATGATACCGGCCATATCATTTACAAACGTGAACGAATCCGAAAGCTCAGCCCAAAGGCTGCGCACGCAGTTGCGGACATTGACGCCGAAATCAGCCTCATATCCCTGTTTGAAATCCATGTCAATTTTTGACAGCATCGCTTGCTTTCCTGTAGACCACATCGTAACTGTCTTTGCTCCTGATTATACCGACTTTTTGGGCAATATCTTCGGCTTCTTCTGCGGTGATTTTACTACGTTGTATAAGATAAGACAGATAAGCATTGCACCAGAATATGTGCCACTTCCAGGCTTCGCAATAAGCGTATGCGTAATCATACTCAGTTCTAGGAGTGATCGCTTTTATGATCTTTGCGATGACGCCTGATTTATCTTTCTTTTCTTTTATTCGTGGGCGCTTTTCGCCCTTCGTGCCTCTGGGCAAGCCCATTTCCTTAATCATAGCAATCTCCTAAAGAACAACCACGGATTGTCGAGCTTTGCTCGACTTTCACAGATTTCACGGATTTGTTTTTATAATAAAGAAATCTGTGTAATTCGTGAAATCCGTGGTTGCATTTGTGTTACCTTCAAGACTCGCCTCCTGAGGCTGCATCCATAGCCTCACCATAGCTAGTTTCGGCATGAGAAGGTTGCGTAAGATCAACTCTCCTATTTCTGGGATCGATATAATCACTCCCGGCTACGCTTCTGAGATCGCCTTTATTAGGGGGTGCGGGTTTGGTTCCATTGCCATTCTTGCCGGGCACGCTGGTCTTGGGCATTCCTTCCTCAACCTGGACTTGAGTAGGCAGATACAAGACTTCCAACTGATTGAGAGCGGAATCGGCCTTATAAGCCAACCAACGTTCATCTGGATTATTGGTATTGGCGAGCGCGGTGTACACACTCTGTCTTTTATCTGTAATCTTAGCCAGCATTAGCTCAGGATTATTCTTATTGACGTCCAATGGGTTCTCTACACCCATATCCAGGTATTGTCTGACATTCTTCTCCTTCGAGAAGAAAAGAGCGATCACAGGAATGCCTTCCGGGAGTCGCCCATCCGACAACTCAAGTCTATCGAATTGAGCTTGATCGATGTCGCCGTCGTTGAGCATTTGCTCGTGCTGAACGCGATCATCCATGACGCCGCTGGCTAAATCCTGGACTCTCTTATTAACCCTGACCATCTTTATTTCCGCGGACTGACGATCCTGGGCATCGTCCTGGAAGTCAGAGGCGAATCTAAGATGAGCGGGCAAAAACTTGAAATTGAACATGACCTCAGTAGCCTGTAAAATCTGTCCAGGTCCCTTACCTCTTTGCTTCAAATGTTGTAATAGAGCATCGGCGCGAGTAGCTCCTGATGTTAGAGCCGGGAAAAGCTCGCGTGGATCGGTACCGAGGGCCATAGCGATGACAGCCATGCCCAGAGTCGTGCTACTTTCTTCATCAAATCCATCGGGGAGTTCCGAGAGTTTGACCTCTCTTATATCGGCTTCAGGTAGAGCCGCGCTACCGCCGACTACTATTTTCGAGTACCTGGTCAAGCCTACCTGATCCTGTTTTTGTTCGGCCAGGCCAAAAGCGGCTGCTATATCTTTCGGATCCAAACCTCCCCTGGTAATGATAAGCTCACGATGGGGTCTAGACCCTAGTTTCTCCTGTTTATAAGTGAGAATATCGATCAGAGTTTGTGCTACTTGAGCGCAGCGCGAAATACTACAGAAACCAACGCCGTTCATTTCTGCCGCTGTTGAAGGCATCTGCGACGACTCCATGATACGGGTAAAGTGCAACTTCCAACGTTTTCCATGCTCGTCGGTATAGATCACGGGATAGATAGCATTACCTGTACGTTGACATCGGCACGAATCCAGGTGCGAGAATGAAATCGCCATGCCCTTGATAGGGCCGGTGACGTCGCCTTCTCCGATCACCTGCAAGAATCCGCCATTATCGGTGCACAAGAGGTCTTCTACGAACTTACCATATTCAGATGCCCAGCCGCGGCCATAGCCAGCGAGTCTGTTAATTAAATCCGTGTACCAATAGGCGTCGGCGACGGACTGTTTACTGCCCATGTTTCTGGCTTCGACTCTAACCGGGATAGCGGTGAGTTTCGACTGCATAGTATAGATGGCGCCGGAAAGGTGGTTGCTTTCCTTCCAGAACCACCTGAGTCTAATATCCCGGCTCGGACTCCACCACATTGGAATAGTAGTTTCGCCCTTAGCCAGCCATGACACGAGAAAGACATTGCCGGCGCCTTCAACAGGTTTATCGGTGACTTCCACGCTGAGAACGCGGCTGCGGGCGATAGTAGCAACAGTTCGCTCATCCATATTTCACCTCACTACGCTCGGACATTGGGATTCCGCTGCGCTCATCCATAATAATCTCACTTAGTTTCGTCGACGAAGCTCCAGGTAGGGCGAGTATAGAAATTAAAGGTAAGGCAAAGTGCGTCGAATCTATCCGGGCTTCTTTTTAGGAGTTTACGCATCATATCCTTATCCATGAGTGTGATTTTCCTGGTCTTAGTTTGGGGGTGGTACTTCGCTATCCTAAGCTCCTCCAATAGCATCTGATCTGGAGGCAGCATAGCCTGAGGATCATCCTTTAACCAGTCTCTGAGTCTCCATGCCAGTTGATCCCTCAAAATCCCGAACTCACCTTCGTCTACTCTATAAATAGGCGAAGGTTTCTCGCTGGTTTTGACTGCGACTGTGATAAGATCGTCGTCGATGCCTTTCCTTCTTGCCATAGCGGGAGCGACTCCGCTACCGATGCCATTGCCGTCGACGTTACAAATGTCTACGTTCTTTTTCAGGCACATCTCTAATGCTTTATCTGCGCTGGCGTCAGTGTCCATACCAGCCCAGAATTCCATATTAGGCACCCAGCCCCCATATCTCAGCGCAAGAAAGTTATAATCGCCGCCGAACTCAGCTAAATCCAAACCAGCGATTGGACGTTTACCAGGTGGAGGCAATTCTCCGTGATCGGCGACGTATTGATCCCATCTCGCTCTCGCCAACGTAATCCAGGCTTCTGAGATCAGGTGTTGTTCGGACTGAGCGGGATACCTGCCAAAGACCATATACCAAAGCTCGGCTTGAGTAACCTTTCTCCATCCCGCTTGCAATGGCGGGTACTCTCTACCATCCTGACCCACAGCCGATATCCCGACCAGGAATTCAGGCATTTCAAAGCAGTTCTCATCTGGTTTTTCGTCCCTGTGCAGTGGTCTAGACCACTGGTTGATCCTTCTTATCACGGTTTCCCGGCTAACAGCGCCAGGGATGACATCTGCACCTGTAATCACATTAGGATGATTTATGGCAGAAATCTCGACGATATGAGCTTCTCCACTGGTTTCTTTGATATAGACTGCACCAGACTTAGCCCTGGGATTGAACATAATCAATAGTTTTGTGTCGCCTCCAGACATACAACTTTCGATGCCTTTGTAGACCTCATCTGGGACGGCATCGCCTTCGTCTACCACAAACATCAGATGTCCGGAGTGCTTGCCACTAAATTTACTTTCTCTTTCGTGGCTATCGCCTGTGATTGGTATTGCGACTGCGGTCATAAAGCTCTCGTCGTGTCTACGAATGTCCATAGCCCTGATACGATGACCTATGAATAACTCTGGATGTCTGCGGGAGATGCCCATAACCTGCGCCCATAAGATTTTCATCAGGTTCTCTAGTGGCGGCGCTGCGGTCATGAACACTTTGGCATCCTTATGCACAAGATAATACCAGACCGCTATTCTGGCTGCCGAGTGGCTCTTGCCAACGGCGTTCCCGGATTTCGCGATTACAACTGGAGACTTCTGTACGGCTTCGATAAGTTTCAAGATGTCATCGGTAAAGGTTACTCCTAGATAATCTGTGCAGAATCCGATAGGATTATGAATATATTTACTGAGATTGGAACTAATCCTCTCCACCTTTGCAATTTTTTGACTCTCACGCCAGGCTTCCTTTACCGCAGCCCCAAACCAGGGTTGTTCCATGATCTGCTCTAAATCATTAGAACTTAATCCTAATTTCTCCCTTACTATGGTCAGGGTCTGCTCATCGGCAGGTACTGCGATGTTGCTCATTGACGTGACCTCTAAAATAATGTAAATATGAATAAGCCGATTGGTATACTAAGGACGATACCAATCAGGAGTATGATCCACCAACGCTTCCTGTACTTTCTCAACTGGTATAGCTCGTAGCCTTCTCCGTCAGGATACATCGGTATTCCCATGTTATTCCTCTCCTGATTCTAATTCTTTCCTTCCACTTTCTACGAAATGCCCGATCAAAACTTGTTTCAACTCTCCTGGATCCAAGCCCACATCCTCAGCTTGTTTCTTCCAGTTGATTGTAATGGTCTTGGTCTCTCCTACTCCAAATATCTTCAATCGCAAAAGTATGCACCGCTCTACTCCAGCCAGGAACTTTGGCTCTCCTACGGTTGTAAGTAGGGTTGTCTTGACGCCTCGCTTCTCTCGCTTTTTCTTCCCCTTCCTGTATCTCCCATCCTCCTTTTCCTCCTCTCCTAAACTCCTGTCCTCGCTGTCATCATGCTCTGTCTTCTCTATGATGCTCTGTACCTGTAATGACCTCTCCCACGCCTCCCAATACACTTTCTCTAGGTTGTCTAGCTTCGCAAGCTCTAACGCTACTTTCTGCTCTGTCGCTGTGACTGCTCTCTCTCTCCAATATTTTAGTAACGCCTGTGTCTCGTTCGATATGATTGCTCGACTAACAGGATATTCTCTCTCTGAACTAAGTATATCCGCTATCTCCTGGTGTGACTTTCCCTCTAAATATAGCTCCTCTATCCTCCCCCGATCTCTCTCTTGATCTGCTTTTGACCGTTTGAACTCCCCTCTCCCTACTTTATATTTCTGCGGTTGTAAGATGGGTCTCCCGTTGCTCGCTAAGTACACGGGTGTCCCGTCTTCCTTTACCTCGTGACCTATTCTTTGCGCCATTCTCTCTTCCTCTACTCTCATTATACCCGACTTGCTCTCACTTTTCTACCGCGATTGCTTCTCTGGGCGACTGTAGGTTGTGCTTTCCCCTTTCTGATGCTAGAATCGATCCACGCTACGCACAAGGGCGATCTGTGATACCCGCTTCTGGCTTTTTGACCCCCAAATTGACTCACGCTATGCGCAAGGGCGTTCTATAGGGTCTTTGCTTGCTTTCTCGACCTGGTTTTTAACTCGTGCTATGCGCATGGGCGGCCTAGCCTCCGACTCCCTTGTCTGCACGGGCGCGGGCGCTGTGCGTGCGGCGTCAATGCCACCATAGTGGCATGACTCGTTCGATATGTGCGAACGTTCACGGGTTTCGGTGAGTCACAGGGTCACAAGCATACACAGAAGAGGGGAGCACACAGGGCCGACGTACCAGGCACACAGGCACACACGAGAGTCAAACAGCCACAAGATCGAGAAAAGCGTGATTGTTAAAGAAAACGGGTGTGATATGCCAAACTACGTATAATCCATAGAACGAAAGATTAGAGTATTGGAGAAAAACAGTATCACCAAGTATCACCTGGTAGCACTATATGAGTAAAACTCATATAGTGATCTATAAAATACATGAATACATTAACATAGGGCAAGGCACAGTACCCCATAGATGGGGGGTAATAGCAAATTAAAGCAGATTTTGGCTACAGGTTGGGGTATCATTCACGCTTAAAGGGCACAAATTCAAACAGGGTAAAATTGTACCATGTTGTATTTTTTCACCCTATTGGCAAGCATGTACGCGTGGATTGAGACTCTACGCGTGCGCTTACCCATTCCCATTTCAAAAGGAGTCGAAAATGATTTACCTAATTTTGATCGGATTTTTTATCTTGTTTGGCCTGTCCGTGCTACTCGCAAAGTAGCACTGAGTCAAGCCTCTCACCCTATCGCAACCCATACCCAATAACCCAAAGGAGTCTAACAATGTCCACAAAAAGCACTACCCCGACAACCGTACCCGCGCCCATTGAGGCGCGACCCTCCACCGAGGTACAACCCTCCGCGATCGTAGCGGAGTCAATCCTGATTACCCTCACCGGCAAGTGCACATGGGCGAAAGTGACTGTTTCACCCACAATCAACTTTTCCCTTCCACGCGTGGAGGCATACAAGCGTGAATGCCTCCGCCAAGCAGCACACGGGTTTGAGTCAATCAGCAAGATCAACATTGACTCAGGCGCGCATAACGCAAGCCTCACCCTTATCACCCCCGATGAGGGTTGGAAAAAAACCGAACCCGGCATCGAGGAGTCAACTTTGCAGATTCTCAGCAAGGCAAACGGCAATGACGTGCCCGCCGTACCCTGGGGCATTGGAGGGCTGCAAGTCACCAAAGTAGGCAAGGTACACAATGTTGGCCTGGCTTTTAGCCAGGCGATTAGCCATGTGGTACGCGACTGGTATCCTGCGGAGCATGCTCCGCAGGGCGAGACGAAAGCCATGCTCAGCGAAAAACTGAGCAAGGCAGAAGAAACGCTCTCCGCCATGCAGACCGCCATCGCTGCATTGCCTGAGGCCATGCGCGCGGCGTTTGTCCTGGCGTTGCCTGAGGATATCCGCGCAAGCCTGGCACCCGCAACCAGCTAATACCAGACTCTACAACTGCATAGCAACGTTACCCCCTGCGGTCCCAACCCGCAGGGGGTAACGGTTTAAAGCTCATTTTTGTACCTTACCACTGACTCAATAGCCCGCCAAGGATAGCCTACAGCCCGCCAGGGCAGACTAGAACGGGCGTTCTAAGAAAAGCAAGACGCCTCGCGTGAGGGCTTATGAGACCACCTGGTCTCACCGGCCCTCACGTGTGGCGACTCACACTTGAAACCACATGAAATTTTTCCGAGATGACGAAATCGCTCGATCTCACATCCGTGAGACGATCTTTAACATCGGCGCTCCCAACCTCGACCAACTCCTGCTTGGTGAACTTGAACCCAGGAAAACAGTCTTAGCTTTGCCTGCGACTCTGTTGAGACATACCATCATACACGCATAGCAGCGTGGCGCACACCGGCCACAGATTGCCGCTTTGTCTCAACAACCATGACTGATATTTGCTTATGCACAAGGCTAATGGCTTGAAACTGCACGCGTAGCGTGCAAGACAAGCCCACGCACTTGCCCACTGCGCTATATCAGCCGAGTCGTATCCTCTATAGACGTATGGTGAACCTGCAACACCGGCGCTTCGTTGCGAGGGGTCGGGAGTTATAGCACAAATAAAACAGCCCAATCATAGGCTTTTTGTCGTCTCAGTTTCTACAGACGCGCTTTTTTCCCTCATTTGGCATTATCCGCCAGAATACCGGTATCACGCCAGGTATCCGCCAGAATCCCCCAGTTACCCCAGGATACCCGATTCTGTACGCCTCCAAGCGTATTGTCCTTCATATAATATGTTTGTCCTTTCCATCCCTCCGTTCTTAGCACAATCGTTCTAAGAATGGCACTACGCTAAGACTCCCCTGTCGTCCTTCATCCTTCATCCCTCATCCTTCAAAAGGCCCCTTAAAACCCCTTTTTCGTGTCGTGATTCATTTTCCCGCGGATCTCGATTGTATACCGACATGCGCTATCCCACTGCGTCATCAAACGTGGAGTAGCTGGAGTGACCGCAGTAAACTCCAGGGCGCACATGGGTAGACAATCTACTCATCGGGGCTGGCCGACTCCAGCCGCACCCATTCGCCCTATACGGGCAAAAGGAGTCTAATGATAACTGAGAACCTAACCGGTTTCGGAAAACGCCGATGGGCGGGGTACCTCGGCGTCGCCATTTCGCGGATCGAAGGATCTGTGGAATGGTGTGTAGATGGTGACGGTTCTGTGCTTCCCTCTTGCGAGGGGCACTGGAACTTGGTCATCAGACCTGCGTCCGAGCGACAATGGGCGCTGACTATGATGCGCGCTGAAACTTGGAATCGAGCCGCCAGGGGCGGTGGAACCCTGGCAGTGGAGAGGAGACGATGAACGCCACTCCGGTCTACTTCTCCAACATCCTCGCCATGCTGCACCTTGACGAGAATGACTTCTTCCAGGTTGGCGAAGTCCCAAGCGGCGACGTTTTCGTTGCCTTCGATGAGAAGGCGGACGAGAACTATACCGTAATCCTCGCCAGGGGCGAGGAATGGCTGGTCAACCGCAAAGCTACTCTAGCCACAGACTCTGTGGCTATTCGAGCTATGGTCACATACCTGCTTGATAAATTCCTCAAAAAGCAGGTCCCTTTCCAGACCATCAAACGTATGAGCGCCACACTCAAAGCCGACAATTACCTCTGGCAGTTAGCCGAGATTGTTGACAGGCTTCGCGGAGCCGGACTGTAGGAGACTAACTGGTAATCTAGTCGGGACCTGCCCGACTCTTGGCCCCAACTGGGGCTGTAAGACGCTTTTGCGTGCTTTTGCGAAAAGCCGCCGATCCCAAGACCACACGGTCACGGGTTCGGCGGTTTTTTTGTCTCAAAAATCAGGGGAAATGCCTCGCGTATGGAACGTAAAGCCGCCAGTTTTACCCCTGGCGGCTTTTCGCTTTAATAGAAGCATCAACCACATGAAATTTTTTGGCGCACATGCTTTCGAGACCACATCACATTGAACCTACATCAATAGAAAAATCTGTGTAATCTGCGTGATCCGTGGTTTGCCTCTGCCCCTGGCTTATGCCGCAAAACCAGACCTGGCAATAAATTGACAACCTCTCGTAAATGTGATACAATAACACCATGCGGATACTGGAATATGGAGGCGCTTATGGATTAATACAAAAATATGCTTTCGACTTCTTGTCGCTGCTATCGAACTGGCGGTAGCGATATATACTCAATCCAGTGGCACAGTCCAATTCAGGCATAGACCAAACTAACGAAAGGATGTTGTAATGCACGCACCTAAGTCTTTTGTAAGAATAATCGACCGCAAACGCTATAGCGTCCAAACGGCGACTTTGATCGCCCATGACGCATACTGGGACGGTCATAACTTCGAGCGTCACGGGCGCAATGAATTCCTGTACCGCACCCCAAACGGCAATTACTTCATAGTCAATCTCACCTGCTGGCAGGGCGAACAGGACACGCTCATCCCTGTCTCTCAGGATGAGGCTATTGACTTGTTCGAGACCTGTCTGTCCGAACACGAGGTCTCGTACGCCGAAGCCTTCCCTGGCGTAAAAGTAGTCGACGCCTAATAATATGTGAGGGAGCATGAGTCAAAAATTGACAAAATGCCCCCTTAAAACCCCTTTTTTAATAACGCCCGCATTTTCCCGCGGTACCTACCATAGAAAGGAGTCTGCTATGAAGATCAATCTCTCGTACGACACCTCAGATAGCGTCCTCAAAATCGTGAGCGACTGTAGTAACAGTAAAGAAAAGGAGCAAACACGTGTCTTTGCTGAAACTATCGACGCTCTTTTCGCTGTGCTTACCGGCAACTCCGATGGACGCAAGGAAGCCATTCTGATTAAGCTCCTGTGCGCCGCCCATATCCACAACAAGAATGTCACTCGCCTTGAAACCTTTACCTCGGAACAAGTCGAGCTTTCTTTCGCGGCTACGGTGCCATCCAATGAGCATGGCACGATGGCTATCGTCACTATCGGCGTCGCCAAAGACGAAACACGTGCAGGAGATGCTGTCAGGGCAGTGGCTGCACTTCTAACGGCTCTGTTGTGCCCGGATAATCAATCCGCATCTGCCGTCGAGTCTATCAGCGTCGTCATGCAAGCTCTAGAACAGCGCGCTTTGCGTGGGATCGCCAATACTTTCGCTCGATCAGCGACAGAACAACAGAACAACACGGACGCCACACCTGAAGTACCTTGTACTCCCATCACCGAAGAAGACGAACATAGATTCGGTGAAATTATGAAACTATTCTACGGAGGTTCTAAATGAATGATACCGAAGTGACATTTGTAGCTTTGGCCGCTACTTTGCCCCGCCCGGTCGAAAGCGCTGATTTCGACAGCAATGGCGATAAGGCCGAACAAGCTCTGCGAGATGCTATCCAAGCTAATCCAGACGCAAATTTTACCCTCATCCTGACCTTCCATAAAGCCTTCTTTACAAAAGTAGGCCATAAACGCCTTGGCCGCACTTACGTCGCCCTGGCGAAGGATGTAGAAGAGTTAATGAAAAGATAGAAAGGAGGTAGACTGTGGAACTCCTGCTGTTCATTTTGTTCTTGCTGTCAGCTTTGAAGAAACGTGGATGAACCGCAGGACGACGAATCGATCAATCGCGAATCGACGTAAACTGCAATGGGCGAGCCGCTTTACACGCGACTCGCCCCCTGGCGTCTACGACAGATCGTATATCTGCCATAGACTCAAGGTGTCAATTCAATCAACGTTCAACGAAAGGAGTCTGCTATGATCGACTACAGTCAACACCCCGTTTGCTTCCTGAAAGATGGCAGTGTCGTCAAAATTGTGGAAATCACAATAACAACTGTTGATTTTACGAATAGAAGTATCGCTATCTGCAATCAGTTCGACAGAATAGCGGGTTTGTGGCTACCGAATTGTCGTAAAATCTCTCTCGAAGTTGTGTCGTATACATACGACGATCAACACCCCTGGATTTCTATGCCGGAGATGCCATGAGCGAAATCTTGGATGGTCTCAAGAAACATGGCAATCTTTTTTTGATAGCCTCTATCGACGCCGTTGAACGTGTGCGCGAATTCGTCGACGCCCATGATTTCAGCCCCGGCGTGCTGGTTATCGATGACTATCTCTATACTTTGGTTACGGTTTTGATCGATGACGCTACCTACGTGGCTATCCGACCTAAACGTACCGACGCTCATAAGTTCGCCCCCGCTATGCCTAAACAGTCTGGAAAAAGCCTACAAGACTTTGTCGACGCCTGGCAACTGGGCTTGCAGGCGCGCGGCATCCCGCTCAAGACTACGGCTCAATATGAATTGGAACGTATCAAAAACGATGAAGGAGTCTAACTATGTGGCAAGTCCTAATAGAATGGGACGGCAGGAAGCCGCCCACGACTTTCTATAACCGCGTGAAGCGCATCGCTGGCTTTCACGTCGGTAAACGGCGTAAGGATTCAACCAGCTTCGAGGACAGTCCTCTCCAACGCCGTGTCAATCTCGCCGGACGTAATACGGTCTCAACCGACCGCGTCGTCTTTCAGGAAGGTGTGTTTTTGTGCAAGTCCGAACAACTCGCTCATGAGGTCTATCAGATAGCTCTTGGCGAAGGCGCGCAGACTGTAGAATTGTATCACGCCGAACCTAAAGAGTTCAAGCTGTCTGCTGAAGATCAACATATCCACGATGCTATTGAGGATAAATTGGGGCGACGCGGTAGACCCGCTGGCCCTAAGGAAACCTGGGTCTGCACTTGTTTGGAGGAGGCAATTAGCTCTCAAGTGGAAGAGGCTTATCACGTTGTCTCTTGCCCGTCCTGCGGCTGCCCTAAAATCCGCTCTAGACCCGGTGAACTTTCGCCCCTGGCTCTGCCAGATGGCGACGTCGTCGAAGCCTGGAAACGCAATCGCTTTGCCTCAGGTCTGTTCGAGGTGCCTGTCGACGGCGAGAACTCACCACCTGCTACGGCTTTGCTCGCCGATATGAAAGAAGCCGAAACTGTCAGGACTATCGAGAATAGCCCCGACTTCCTCGCTGTCCTCAAGAATATGCGCCGTAAGACTGCCTGCGCTATTCTCGATGCGGTCTTTGCAAGTAGAACGTATCTATCAGCCGACGCCCTGAGGGAGGCAAGAATGCGCGTATGCGTCGATCTCTACGCTAATAACGTGGAGCCGACTGAAATCAGCTTTATGGAGAAACGCGATCGCGTTGACCTCTTAGATGCAGCCTCGATAGAGACGCCAAAGGTGGCGGCTATGTGGCTGCAATATTGCAGAAGTAAAGGAGTCTGATATGCAAGTTCACTATGTCACCCCACAACAATGGTCGGACTTTGCAGAAAAATACCAGTCCGCATACATGGAATTACTGCACATGTCCCTGGTCTCGGAAAAGTTCTTCCTGACTAATGAACTCGCGGCTTTGACGCGAGATAATGTTCTGCCACTGCGCAGACGTTGGATAGAAGAACGCCTGCAACAATTGGCTGATATTGGATAAAGAAAGGAGTCTATCAATGAACAAGATCGTGAAGATCGTCAATGGCTATCCATCGGCAGTCGCCTCCAAAGATAATTATCGCGAGGCTATCGCCGAGGTCGGCATTGAAAATGCCCACCGCAAAATGCTCGTCGAACTGAAAGCATGGTTCGACGCCTCGCCTGAGTACGCGCACAGACCCGCGGCTGCGGCTGTGCAGGCTGATTTGATAGAATCTGCGTTTTCCATTGTCTGGTACGATGATAATCTCAATGGCATCCCCATCAAGAAACGCGACCAGATGTTCGCGAATGTTTTCGGCAAAGAGGGAAAAAGAATCGTAGAGGCCGAACAACGTAGAGCAGACGAAGATGTCGCCCGCTTTATGCGGGAAGAAGGCATCAAAGACGAAGACGAAGCCCGACGCCTCCTTGTCGAGGAAATGGTTGGTGGAATGCAGTTTTTCGTCGAGAACAAGGACAAGATTCTCAACCTCGCCAATACTCTCAAACACGCCAATGACGTCGTTCGGCGCGAAGAAGATAAAGACAAGCTCAACTAAAGGAGTCTATCAATGAACACACCAAGTAATAACGGTTTCGGTCATTTCGTCGGCGCATATGCCGAGGAAATGAAACAGGTCTGCATCGCCGGTTTCTTGGCTGGCGTGCATGTCGTCATGGTTGGTGGACCTGGCCTGGGTAAAACTCGCATGGCAAGAGCAGTCACTAAAGCTGCCTTCGGCGACAATTATGTCATGACCAGGTTCAACCCAACTACGCCCACAGAAAAAATGACGGGCTATCTGGATGTGCCAGCTTTCACGACTAAGAGTGAGTGGAATATGATCGTCGCCGGTACTCCATATCAAAAGAGCATTGGCGCTTATATCGCAGATGAATTCGGTCGCCCTTCTGATGCTGTCTATGACATTCTCATGGATGTTATGGATAGACTCGATATACCACTTCAAGATGTTCCCTCGACTATATGCACAGCCAACTCTTTACCCGATAGCGCAAGAACTGAGGCGCTGCTGGATCGTATCGGTCTCTACTACCACGTTCCTGACGTCAAACTCGATCCTATCGCAGTAGGCGTAAACGCCCTCGCTGCCATGAACTCTGAAATGGTCGTCGATGGAGTTCCAGACGCCGCCGTGATTTATAGGGTGCGCCACTTCAATCCGGGACCTAATGCCGTAAAATGCGTCTCGGAGGCTGGTAGAGACATAGCTAACACCGCCTGCGAGGGACTCAAGGGTTCTGACGGTAAGATTGTCCGCGCTTTTGGACATCCTAACCCTCGCCGTATGACGATCTGGAACTGGATGCTCTATAGACTGTCTGCGTTCTATCAGGACGCCGAGGACTTCAATCGGGTCAGTCCTGAAGCCATGGATATGATTAAATACGCCTGGGCCACAAAGACTCCGGAAGAAGCTCGCGATTGGGCGGAGTTGGTCGGCGCTTCTCTGCTCGACCCCGTTACCGCTGCTATCGAGACTGCAATGAAGTATGCTTACGCTAAGATGAAACAACTGGCCGCCTCTATAACTGACCGCCGCCTGGCTTCGATTGAGCTTGGTAAGGTCTTGAACCAAGAAGTTCCTAATATCCTGGCTTTGGTCGGCGGCGATGATAAAGATGAGCGTTATCTCGAAGCTCATAACGCGCTTTTGCGGTCTCTGTCTGAGTTCGTGCGCGGCCCTCAGCCTCAACACGATGACGAGCCGCCGCCGTTCTAGGAGGTTGCCATGCAAAAAATACCTCTCAAAGCTAAGATCAATACGGTCAGGGTGAGCACGGGTGAGAAAGCTATCACCCGTGTTCTCCAGACTACGGTAGACTCTGCACCGTCCAACGACGGCGAACATGATCTTCTCAGCGACTCTTTCCTGGGCCTCTATAAGTCCGGCGCTCAGGTTATCGACGACGCGCCTCCTGAACGCAAGGTCAACCAGGCTATTATGGATTGGACTCTTTGCGATAAGGACTTCAAGGAGTCAGTCCAGTCCACAGCAGGGAATATCCCGGCCAGTTTAGCCGCTTCGTCTCTGCTCTGGGAGTCGCTGAGAACCGACGACTCTATCCAGAATGCGCTAAATCGCCAGCGACAGGCTGATGACTTGGAAAAGCGCGCTAAGAAAGAGGAACAGGAGGCCGCTGAGACTCTACAGAGTGCGCCTGAGGATCAACTCGGTCAGGAAATGGTGAGTAATGCCGCTACTCAGAAGTTCGAGAACGCCGAACAAATCCGTCAAATGGCCACTGAAGTCGCCAGGGAAGCTGTCGAAGGTATTGAGAAGATTAGGCAGGATCCGGTCAAAGGCCAGGTAGTTGCCTCTGCTGTTTATGAAGCAGGGCAAGCTGCAAATAAGGTCAATGCGTTTATGCGCGGCTGGGGGATCGACCCCGGCCTTACCACAGAGCTTGACGACATCTCCGAAATTCTGGAGATGGCAAATGATAGCGATTTCTCTATGCTGGCTCTACAGTTAGGGCGCGCTAAGGGGATTGCAAAACAGACGATACGGGACTGCAAGCGCAGTAAGTTCGGACCCGCCGCCAAGGTGGAGAATACAAAGGATGTGTCTCATATCTTTCCTCACGAAATCGCGCTCATGCACCCATCTGTTCACGTGGCTGTACGCGCCAAGAGAATCCAGAGGTTCGCGAGCGACGGTCTACCAGGCTGGCAACCCCTGGAGTCAAGCGTGATAGGCGGTAACTTCGCTGCTTACGTCGACGACTCCGGTAGCATGGGATGGGGCCAGGGCAGTAATGCGGTTGCGGCTAAGGGCGTGGCCATGGGCGTCGCTAAGGCTACGATGGAAGACTTGAAGGATAGGAGTTATGAACTCTATACCTTTGAGTCCGATGTCGATGACGATCACCACGTTACGGACAAGGATGACTGGAAAGCCCATTGCAAGTGGGCGAGTTACTCCAGGGGCGGCGGCACTAACTTTGACGCTGTCCTCACTCATGCCATTGCCAGGATCAAAGAATGGTCACATGGAGATAAGGCTATCGACATTATGATGATTAGTGATGGTATCTGTAACCCGTCGCCTCAGGTTATGGATGCCTTCGAGAAAACCAAGAAGGAGTCAGGCGCGCGCCTTATGTACGTGCAATTGGGGCGCTATAACAATGAGCGTATGCAGTCTCTCGCTGATGCCTTTATCGCCTTCGACTCCGGTATCACTAACCCGGCTGAGCTGACCGCTCAACTCTCTCGAATGATAGCCGAACACGCATTCTCAGGTTGGAAGTAGAAAGGAGTCTTATGTTTAGCAGAGTGTTGTTGGGAAACCCATCAGGTTGGACTCTTTATGAGTTTGACCATGTGGCTACAAATGACGAGCTTCTGAAACTATTCTCAGACAGAAACGTGGATGTCGTCGGAAGTATCATTTACGAAAGTAATGATACGACTCCACGATTCCGTTATTTCTACGTCTCATACGAGTGTAGCTTTGGCGGCAGCACCATGATGTACCCACGCAAAGATACGATTTTGGTCATTGAATACGAGTTTGAAAGAAAGGAGTCTCTATGAACCCAAAACCAGAACGGAAAGCACGCATCGTCGTACACAAAGAGCATGGAGAAATGCCTCTTTACGAACTTCAAGACTGGTCTGAGCAGGGCCTAAAGTGGATGAGCGTCAAAGCAAGCCAGCGTACATCTGAAGTCCAAGATGCAGTCTCCAAGTATTTTCCTGGTCGACTGCTTCCCATAGTGCCCTGCCAGCACTAAATCCGTGAATATTCGCAAGATAATAAGGAGTCTGAAATGGACGAGAATTTGGTCGAAACGATTGAAATGGGGTCCGGTTACATTCTCAAGGTGTACACGGACGATAATCCGGTCAACCCACGCGAGGAGTGGGATAACCTGGGTACTCTGGTCTGTTTCCATAGCCGCTATGACTTGGGGGATAAGCACCACTTTCGCAATGCAGATAAAGTGATGGAGCATATCAAAGACACTGGCGCTATATGGCTGCCTGTGTATATGTACGAGCATTCTGGCATTGCTCTGAATACAACAGGCTTTAGGGATCCGTGGGACAGCGGGCAAGTCGGTGTGATTTTCGTGGAACGCGAAGAAGTCTTGAAGGAGTACAGTTGCAAGATCATCAGCGCAAAAACACGCAGACGTGCCATCGGCTGCCTGGAGGCTGATGTCGCGGTCTATGGGAATTACGTCAACGGATATGTGTTCGGTTACGACTTGCTGGATAAGAACGGCGAGTCTGTGGACTCCTGCTGGGGTTACTACGGGAGCGATAACCAGAAAAGCGGTCTCATGGATGATGCACAGGAAAACCTGGCCTGGCATCTCAAGAAAGACTACGCAGAAGTGGCTGTGGCCCGGTTGATGGAGTAATGCCATGAACACTATACCTACTATCGTCACTAATTTCGAGCTAGGCCAGATCGTTGCGACTCCCGGCGCTTTCGCGCTGGGAGTTGAGCTGGGGGACTATCTCCAGCGTCACGCCTCCTGTGATTGGGGGGATATGACTCCGATGGACAAGATGGAGAATGACCTCGCCTATGAGTGCGGCTTTCTGCGCATTCTCAGCGCCTATGACACCCACAATGGCAAGTTGTGGATCATCACCGAGGCCGACCATAGTGCAACAACTCTGCTTTTACCTGGAGAATATTGACATGAATAACGTTAACGTAGCTATGTTCAATAATACAATGCAGGGCGTGGCCCTGCTCATCATCATTGGCATGATGACTGTTGCAACCGTTATCGAGAAATGGAGAAAACGAAAATGAGTGCTTCTATAGTCGAAGATGTAACTATCAATCGTATCCTGGCATTCTTGCTGTCTAGCAAGGGCCAGCACATGACGCCCTACTATAGCCATTCCCCTGGTCATTTCGGCGTCGAAACCCAGAAAGAAGCCGAGGCGCTTGGTAAGGCTCTGTTTGCAATGAACGTCGCCGCCATCGAGCAGCGCTATGGAGTCGGCGAAGCTCCGAAATTCCGCCCTCTAGACTACGTATATCTCATCACACCATGCGACTCTTTGATCAAAGTCCTCAAGTCTGCGGAATGCCTGCAGTATCAGTGTGCAGAAGGCATCGTTCCAAAGACGAAGTTGTTCAAAGAACTTGGCAAGTTCTGTAACGACTTGAGTGCAAAGATAGTACACGCTCTTCCAGATTGGGAAGACGCAAGCTGGGGGTAGAATAATTGAATAAGACCAAAAGCCCGCGCTAACCACGCGGGCTTTTTTAGTCTCTATGAAGGCCATTCTTAGAACAAATGTGCTAAGCCAGGCGGGTTTTGATGCTTGGTTCCTTCATTTAACATGTATGTACCACGGTATCCTTTGTATCGTTGCCTCAATCTCTCCCAGTGGCTTCAAATACCCCTAAAACGATAGTCGGACGTGCGGAACGTCCGACTATTTCCCCGTGAGGGGATCATAAGAGGCTCGAAAATTATACCACGTTCTATCCTGTTTCTACGGTCATCTTCCGCTCAGCTATTCTGACCAATTCCCCCAATACTCTGTCCAGTTCTTTTATCGCTCGCTCTGCCCGGTGTTGCAATTCCCGGTCTGCGACTCCACCTACTATCCTGGCTAATGCCGTCAAACTCTCCTTCACTTCCCCAAGCTCGACGATCATCCCGTATGCCTCATGCTGCCTTATGTAATCCTGCGAACGTTCACACATTTCTTCGGCGTCGGCTTCTCCCAGATCCTCCGCCTCCCCTGTGTAAATCTGCGAACGTTCACGCATTTCGTTATTTGCCTCTGTATCTACTGGGGCTTCGTCTTGGAACAAGACTATAAGCTCGCCTACGGTCGCGCCTGGATTTATGGCCGCGTACTCCAATACTTCGCGCCATTTGTCGCCGCAAGACCTGGCAAAGACGAAATGAGAGAAACTAAGTATCCCGAATTCCTCCCGCGTCTCCGGCCCAAAGAAACTGGCGGTCTCGAAATAGTAGCGAACTGTCCTGGCCGACCGCCCACAAAACCTGGCTATCGCTCTAAATATGCGGTCTGACGTCACCTGGTAGCCCTTGCTAGCGTTGGCAATCACGGTTTTGGTGACGATGTCCCCTATCCCAAACGCACACGCGGTCATCGAGTCTCGCAACGCTATCAAGACCGCCTGGTCTTCGTCGGCGACAATATCGGCGTCGCTAAGCCGGTAGACGGCGTAGTCTTGTTTCGGCCACGCTATGCCTATATTAGGACTTCCTACCTGGACTTCCATCGCTTTGCCTCCGCTTTCTAAATCACATTGAAACCACATGACATTTTTGGAAATTTTCTAGCTCACATCATTTTTCTGAGCCTCAAATCACATCGTTTATAACCTGATCTTCAATTCGCGCTTTCATTACTTATTTGAAGTAATGGCATCTTTAAGGCCATCAAATTTATTGATTTTCGTTGGTTTTTCGATCTTTTTGGGGTCAAATCTAGTGTTAAAGTCCAGGAAGATTTTTTCCTCCTGGTAAAAACCATCCTTGAAAAAGCGCACCCGCATCTCGCCAGCCAATTCGCTTACGTCAATTACGCGGATAATTACCCCAGGATATTCCTGGCTGATCTTCCCAATCGCTGCTATCCTGAGTTCATCCTCATTGGTAATATCACCGCCCATAAGCTCGTTCAGGGTTTGATAAGAAGATACTGGGGGAATATTTCTGAGGATATGGCGTATTATTTCAGCTTCGCTAAGTGAAAGACTTTTCGATGAGAATGTTTCGCTTATAAAATCATGATCCCCTTTATGCAAATGTTCTATCAGGACTCGCTCTAAGAACGTTGACGATGCTTTCTCCAACGGCATTGAAATAGATGTCAGTTCTTCCAGGCCGTTATCCCCCTGCGAGAACACGTTTATCTTTTGCTGTGAGATTTTCATTCTTCGCCTCCGGTTCTAAATCCGCAATTCTGCCTCTCTGTCGAGGCCTCAATTTTACCCCTTAAAACCCGTTTTTTCAAACGCGCTTCGTTTTCCCGCGGTGCCTGCCATATTAAAATGTAGCAAAAACACGCACGATTTGAGTAGCTATATTGACATCATATAGAGTATCAAAAATCTCTACTATTCGGTTATCTGGAAGTCTAAGTTTGTTTCCAATCAATAAAACTGATGTTGGAAGTTCTAATTCATATTCTTCAAACTTCTCCCTGTCACCAAATTCCCACATTGTTTTATATCCATAACGTTCGATTATACATTTCATTGTTGTCACCTAGTCGCTATTGTCGAATTCTATAAGCCGTTTTGTCACTTGAACAATGATAGATTCCTTTTCGCCATCATTTAAATCAGAATAATCAGAACCAATACCAAAAGCACCAAACCTACAAGAATAGCACAAATATTGATCGCCCGCATTTTCTTCCTGAATCTCTGGGAGGACTATAACTGTCTTGTCTCCACAGCTTGGGCAGAATCGGTCGGTATTCCTATAGTAATGAGCGTCCATTATATCAATCAACATTATATTGTCAGTCATTTCAATACCCTTTCAATATCCTTTATGACTAGTCACTATTGTCTATCTCAAAAAGCGGCTTCCCACATACCGCACAATGGTCATTGCGCGGATTGTAGATAGCCTCGCCTGTGATGAGATCGGGATGATCGCCGTGTTCATCGTCAAAGCCAGCATCGAAGTAACAATCTACACATAGGTCTATGTATTCTCCGTCAAGGTTCTTTAGCGCACGTTTCCCCCACATAATTGGTTCAATACTCTGTCGGATTTCATCAGTCAGTTTGTATCTCATTATGGTTTCGCTCCCTTAATACAATTTCGATAATAGGCATATTCATTTTATGCGCCATTTTTGTCTCCTACGGTCTAAGAAAACAAATCACATCTTCGTATTGAATTTCCAGGTGCGGGTATTTCTTGGCGTGCAGTCTGCGGAAGAATGAGTACCTGGCTGTGATCTTCTCTATTTTGCCGCCGAATAGGTCATATTGTGTGCCTCTGTCTTCGATCATCCAGCACTTGTGCCAATGCAGGGGTATAAACCCAACTGTAGCAGCTAGATAGGCCCATTGCGCCGGGAACTGAACAATCTTGGAATCCTTGATATATCGCTTTAAAACGAAGATGGCTTTTGCCCCAGGACGAAGTACGGAAAAAAGCTCCTGGAGTATCTGCTTGGACGCCGACCAGAAGTCCATGCCGCTGTCATTACCGATGTTGCCACTATCTGCACCATACCCGCTGTCGTTCAACATCGCTGGCCCGAACACGGTTTCGCCTCTATCGAAAGTAGCGCGTATGCTCGCACTAGGACGGTCGCCGGTGCTGGCCTCGAATGGAGGACTTGACACCGAACCCTCGAATGCTTTGTCTTCCATAGCTCCAAGCTGGCCCGGCTCTTGTCCATAATTGCGGTCGTTGTGGTGCCGCTTTTGCATGGTAATACGTGATTCGTGTAGTTTCCGGCCCGGATAATCCAACTGGCCTTTGCTGAAATCTATCCCCGATTTCTCAGAGTTCACCGAGTCCGCGTATGGAGGAGAAGTCGCGGAGAGGTCGAAATCTGCTTCGGTATTTGCCATATGAGAAAGCTGGGCTGCCTCCCCGCCTATTTCTTGCGAACGTTCCCCAAATTTCTCTGAATCAATGGGGGATACATCCGCCGCGCTTATAAGACCCATTGCTCGTGCTCTGGCTACTCTTATTTCAGGTATCACCCTATCCCCGCTCAAACTCTCACTAAATGGCGGACTGGCTGCGGCTAAATCAAAGTCCTTAACATCCATTTGCCCCATTTGCCCGATCTGTTTGCCGTAACTAGCCTCGCTCTCATCAATAACGTTGAGTCGCCCTCCCCAAGCCCCGGTTTGATCTGGGTGATGCCCACCGGAAACATAGGGTGGAGAGCTAAGGGCTAAATCCGGCTGCCCATTATCCTGCGAATGTTCGCAAGATTTCTCCACAGCATCATCAAAGCCCTCGCCATCCATCGCCGCCAGGTTAGCTGAGTCCTCCCCATAAGCCATCGATGCAGAATTTCCTGCCCCATGTCGCTTTATCATACTTGCATCTGCTAATGGGCCTCCTGTGGATGTAACATTCCCACCCCCACCCTGCGCTATGAATGGCGGACTCCCTACCTCAAAATCAAAATGCTCAGCTTCTAGACTTCCAAGTTGGCCGGGGGTTTCGCCGTAGCGGTCGCCAAGTTCTACTCGCTTCTGCCAGCCCTCAGACCCACGTACAAAACTTCCGTCTTCGTTGCGTAACCCCGACGCTCCCTCGTCGCCTTGCCCTTCTATCCTGGCCTGGGCGTATGGAGGTGACGCAAGACAGGCATCGAAGCCATCGGGCTGTAGATTGCCTAGATTTTCGGGCGCCAATCCATACCCGTCTCCCTGTATCAGCGATTGCCCTAACACCCCGCTTCTGCCCGTCCCACCTTGCACTTCCCCGCGCTCTCTACGTCCTTGATTGATTATCTCCGCCTTGTCGTCAATGTTGCGCAATCCGGTCTCAGCATAAGGGGGTGAGCTAACTATCGCCTGGTAATCGCCGTTGTCAAAATTTGACAGGTTCTCGGCTGCGTCTCCGGGGCCTGTATCTCTGCTTTCTTCCCAAGAAGGGTAGGATTTGTCCGATTTACCTTTCACCTGGTCTACCGTCAAGCGGCCCTGGCGGGCGTACTTTCCCAACATTTGCCAGCCTCCATCGGCATTAGTCTCCTGGAATGGAGGGCTACTCGCGCTCATGTCCTGGCTCCCTAGATGCCCATTCTCGGCCAATACTTTCCTGAGCTTGCGAGAGTCGCCTTTCAATAAGACCGCAGTTCCCCAATGTGGCATTCCCGCATATTTATCGTTCCAAAGCTGGATATTGCCTTTGATCTCGTGCGCTTCGTGCTTTTCTTTGTTCCCACATAAAGAGGCTTTGGCGAAAGTCTGACCCTCCCTGACCTTGCGTAGCTCCAGGCCGTCCATGTCAAGTTCATGCGCAAATGCAAGCGCGATTTTGCGTGACTTGAAACCCTCGCCATCCGGCTCGTCTTGACTGGGTTCTCCGTTTACTCCGATGTAGAACTCGCTGAAGTTTCCGTTCTCGCCATCTCTGTACACCACATACCAACCTCGAATCCCAGGTTTGGCCTCAACTACGATGGGTTGGCCGTCGCAATGGCCGCCCATCCCACATGCAACCCAGCGCGGCTCTATCTCTACGCCCACCCAATTCAATCCCATCTGCATGGCGTCCAAACTTCCAAGTGCGACGCCTCCGAAAATATCCAGCACTCGCAATCCTTTTTTCAACCAGCCTTCCGCAAAGGCATGTTCGTAGATACGACGAATCAAGCGACGGCTGAATTTCGCGGGATGGCTTTGAGACGCCGGTATTACTTCGTTCTTCCAGCCTCCATGATATAGGCCATACCAATCCTCGGCTTTGAATTGCTCTAAAAAGTCTTGCAAGATTTTATCGTCCATGCTTTTGAAATCCTACGGCGCTCTCAACTGAATTCAGGAATATTTCTATGGCCTTCTCAATGTCAGGCATACACAGGCACACAGCATCTTCAAAAGAGCGAACACAAATCACAGCGTAGCCATCCACACCGTTTTTCATCGCTTCCGTTGCATGATGAGTACACATGTATGTGTATAAATTACCACATTTCTCGAACCAAACCAGCCATTGTGCTTCTTCTTTGCACAACGTTCCTGGTACTGGAGTACAATGATACTTATATTTCTCCGCCATTTCAGCCTCTATTCCTGCGAATGTTCGCAGATTTCATCTGCCATTATCGCTACCGATGCTTTCCAGGCTACCAGTTTTCTGCATCTGTTTTCTCGTTGCAGAAACGAAAGTTTGCAGTTGTCCATTTTTCAACTGCAATACATACTGGCAACCAATATACATACGGTGTCTGATAGTGACCAGCAAACCAGCTTTTCCACTCTTGTGAGTTTATGTCATCAGGTTCGGCTTCGCAATCCAGATGGACATCGACTCCGATAAGTAATCCGTCGCCGCCATGATTCCATTCCTCAAAGGACGCGAATAACTTAGACCCGCATATCGGGCACTTCGCCACCTCTGATGGGACCTCGAAAGTCTCATCAATCCGTAGGATTTTGAACTTAGCCACCACGAACTCCTGTAGGGGTACATAGCACAATCACGACTAACAACGCATAAAATGAGAGCGTATAGATGTTCTCGTTTATATATTTATTGACCTTCTCGATATACTTCTTCATCACTTTTCCGCTAATATATCGTCACGTGCTTGAATGGCCTGCTCAACCATACCTACTAGAATAGGCCAATGATCCCAATTTAACACAATCCATGAGCTTGATTTCCGCATTGTGAGCATCCAAATGCTTTTCATGCTACCTTGGTTTGATAGGGAAATCTCCATACAAGGAGAACCTCTGGATACTATTATTGACATTTCGTTTTTCACTTCCACTTTATTTTCACTATTGTTGTCCATCTCTTTACCTCTTATTTCTGATCTGATTGACTAATTCTACTGCCTCTTCTACGCTCCTGATAATGCATACCTGCCCACGCCAGGTATCAAAGAATATCTCCTCGTCAGGAGTCAACTTGCCTTTCTCGGTTTTGATTTCCACCAGAATATTCACACTAAATTCACTGTCTATGTCTATGCCCCAGAGATTATCGGGACATCCTTTACCAACAGTATGCAAGAGTAGAACGCTGACTCCAATCTTTCGGACAGCTTCAACGATCTCGGCCTGGTTGGCGTCAACTTTAGCTGCATATCGATTCAAGACATCCTACTTGCCTCTTATGTTCTCATAGCCTCCATCACGGTTTTGACATTATCGAGAAACGTTTGCGCCACATGCCAGGTGTTGTCTTCTTCAAAGAAGCCACACCACTCATAAAGGACTTGCCACTCCGCATCTGTCAACTCATAGGTGCTCATGTTGTTGTCACCGTAGAACAGGAATCCTAGAAGCAAATGCCTGTTATCGCTGCCGCCACAGGTCTTGTTCAGCCAGCCTATGATCGCGCCTTTCTCTCCACGTGAGGTTATTCTGCGCTCAACGACACCGGTTTCGATGGCTCTCGATTTATTCCAAATATGCTCTCGAACTTCTGCAGCAGCCTTCATGCTATTTCACCTCGAACATTTTCATCATCACGTAGAATGTCACGATCACCTGAACTGTGCCACCAAGTAGGGTTATGCACAATATCGCCAGCGGTTCAGCCTGGATCCACTTAAATATTCCCGCAAGCATAAGCACGGTTGCCCACTCTAAATAGCTCGATAGCATGAACATCAATAGCCCTCTCATGCTACCATCTGCACCAACGTTTTTCGTCTCAGGTTTGTCCAATTTCTGCCTCTCGTTCGATTACGCGTAGTGTTCTTGTTAATTTGTCTTTATACGAAATCACGCCTGCTTCTCGTAATCTTATAAGATGATGGCTGACTAGAGATGTGCTGCATAAATCACATGCATCCATGATTTCACGCAAATTCGGAGAGTAGCCATTTACGGCTGTAAATCTGCGAATGTATGCAACTATATTCTTGCGTGCTTCAATACCAGTTTCATATTCTTTTCTTGGACTCATACCTCATTTCCTTTCAATTCTTCGTCTAGCGTCGCTTCTTGCTCCAATGTATATGGATTTAGCGGCAATCTTGCTCGTTCCTGTTCCATCAAGCGATTTAATTCTGCCTGGCAATCTGGACAGGCTTTGACGTGCGCCAGATAGCCTGCTCTATGGCCTTTATCAAGGTGCCATAACAAAAATAAGCGGCGCGCTTTTCTGCAATGCACACCTACCACTCCATAGACGAACGTTTGCTTTTTCCTGCAAATCTGACAACTGCAAAACGACCATCGAGTATGCGATCCGATAAATATCCTGGTAGTTTTTCCGGCTCGATATTGCTGGCAAGTAGGGTGATGCTTTGTTGTCTACACGCCTGCTCGTATCTGCGATCCAATAACACAAACCGCCTTTCTGTTCCATATTCGGTTTCCCGAATGCGATCTATTTCGTCTATCGCCAGGATTTTGAGGTCAGTCCACCAGTCAAGTCGGGCTGTTTCCGATACTCCCGTGCGCTCATCAAAACCTTCGCGCAAATTATCCAGGATTTCGGCCATGCGCACGTAAGCGGCGTCTTTACCAGCATTAATAGATGCACCAATGGCTATCTTGAGCATCATGGTCTTGCCTAATCCATAGCTTCCGCTTAGCATTACCCATCCAAAGCCTCGATCCATTACCGCTCGTATGTCATGGATTGCCTGCTCGACTCCGACTATAGATGTATCCAGGTCATCCCATCTTAGATTTCTGGTTTCTTCTTCGGTGATGCCATAACGCACCGCGCCCGGTAGTTTCCACCTGTCTACGTTTGGGCAAATAAACAGTTTACCGAAATCGGGATGTTCAATGGGCACGTCACACCTGTAATAGCCGCTACCGTTACAAATACTACATTCGGGTTTGCATTGGCCCGATTTCACTTCCATGCGCCGCCGTTTTATAGCATCTAGTTCTTCGGGCAACAATCCCTCTAACTTATGACGGAGTGCAGGTTTCTCCCTTACTCTGCCATGCTCGTCGAAATCTATGAATTCAGAGATAAATTCTTCAGTCATCTTTCCACTTACCCATGGCCTTTAATTCTGCAATAGGAATAAGCCTGTGTTGGCTCGCAGACCATGTCCCGCCATAATGTATGATAGCCTCTCGTTTGACTTGATCGGCGGTTTTACCAGCGTAAGGAGTATCAGCGTGAACATTTACACGTTTTATGTTCTCTGCAAATGCGGTGATACTGGCTGGCGATTTTATGCAAATGCCCTCTTTATCACAATGCTCGAAAGCAGCCTCGATCAACTGTGGTGTGATCCCAATTGCCTTCTGCTTTCCCAGCTCATTGATCCAATAAATCTTTTCGTTCTTGAGAGGCAAGCGCCCAAATTTCAGGCAGAAGGCGGTGAATAAGTTGCGAAGGTTCTCAGGTATTGTTTGGCTGTAATCGTGAACCTGGCATTCTAATGCGCTCTTGCCGTTACTGCGCTCTTGAAATTTCTCAACGGATGCGCGAACCTCAGCTTTGATTTCATCGGCTGTACGCGGAGGTCGTTGAGGCGGGACCGGCTTAGCCTCTACGCCTAGAATTTCTTCCGCTGTTGGTTCTGTTTTTTCTGGAAAAAGCGGGCGCTCTTTAATAGAATTCTCTGTATCCTGGAGTCTCTGTACAGTAGTCTCTGTATATGTATGCGACTGGAGTAGAAGAGGGTCTTCTAATGCACTAGCATACCCCTCTTCTAGTGCATTAGAAGAGGGGGGGGGATAAGTGATTTCATCAAACTTTTCGGGGTTCAATTCGATATACATAACGTTTCCAAGAAATCTTCCGTCGACTTTAATGTTCTCAAGAGAAACCATTATCACTCCCAATTTACTGAGGCGCTGTAAGGCAAAGTAAATTTGATCGCGAGTAAACCCGAAAAACTTTTGAAGTTGTGGATAATTTCGTTGTAGAATCTTCCCTGCAAATTTCTTGCGCCAGGATATTTCCCCCGTGATTTCATCCCTGACTTCGATGGGTCTATACCAGTAAACCAAGTCCGCTAAGATCATCATGCCGTTGACATCCGGCTTACCACTATCCATCTTTAGATGTTTGAACCACTCTATAGGAATCACATTGCCTGTGATTGACCTTCTTCCGAACGCTTCTACGACCGCGTTGCTATTCATAGGGTAGCCTTTCATGGTGATATACCTTTCTTCCAGAAATGGAAAAGCCTCATCGGTAGAAGTTAATGTTCCTAGATTGCCACCCAGGAAAAACAACACCATCCGACGAGGCTGATTCCTACAGTAATGGTATTGTTTTCTTTGTGGGCGGCAACCAGAGGTAGTATATCACGGTTTCGGACTTTCATCGTGAGATTCAAATGCAGATTTTGCCAATTCGTCTTTATACCAGTTTGCCAGGCCTGCGGTGATGCCGCGTCTAATTTTAGGCCAGAAATGAGAAAAAAGTCTCTGTTTGATTTCATCCTCACATTCTTTGAGAACATCCTCTGGTACGGCTTTGATAAGATTGCCAATATCGCGTGTAGACCATTCCAGATTTCCAGCGTCGCGCAAGTGTTGAACGGCCTTTTGCCAACGAGCAGGCGTCCGATAGGCTACGATCAGCGTATCTACAATGTCGCCGCTTGTTGGGTTGGCCTTGCGCCATTCCCCGGTATGGATTTCTTTGAAAGACTCGGAGACGTATTTCCCCATCGCGACTTTCTTCTCGGCGGTGAAAAGCGCATAATTTTTTACTACAATGCCTTCCACCTTTGTACCACCCAAGCAAGAAACATGGTCAAGAAAATCTTTGAACATATCGAAGTTCTGAACTATGCCATGATAGAAAAACGGCACACATTCTAGACCCAGCCGCGCAGCTTCATCGCGTTTCTTCTCCCAGGGCATGTAATCTTCCAGGCCAGTGTTGATGTCATAGATAATCAGGTTATGTGCAGGGACCCGATCATAGACAAGTGTATTATGGTGGGGTTTCTGTAGATACTCGGCACGGTAAACCCAATCAGGTTTTAACATTGGTGCGATTTCCTGTACAAAGTCAACCGCACGCTGGAACATCTTCTCTGGCGCGTCAAGAATAAACTGCTTGCCCTTACTACGGCATTGCAATTCATCATCAATAATTCCCCAGGAAAATTGACTCCCGTCGATCTTCTCCTCGATTAATACGGGACCGAGAAATATTTCCTCGATTGCTTTATGGCCGATTGCATATACTGAAGGATAACTATGAAGCATAGGGATTTTCTCTCTCTGAACTCATGTTCAATTCTAACACAGATTTAGGGGCAGTTTTTAACCGGGCAAGGGCCAGTTTCCAATTATGCGAATGTTCACAAGATAACAACTAGCCCCTAAAATTGCTTCTTATCCACTCATACTAAATGATATAATCGGGCCAGGAGAAAATCTATGGATAAAAATGTATATGAACGTATCTCGATCACGATCACCAAAGAGCAGGTGTTAAAATTGCGTGAACTTTCACAGAAATTGAACCTAAACGTTTCTGCCATGATCCGCCTGGCTCTGTATTCTTATATGGAGTCGCTCGAAAAGCGCCTCATTGATCCCTCGAAAGGAGAATAAAACATGTTTGGAATTCCCCCTGATAATCCCAGCGAAGAAGAGTCGCAGACAGCGCCCGCTACGCCTGAGATTACCTGGCTTAGTACCGTCCTATTCTCACCTAACGGCGCTTGGGTGAAATTCAGCATCCAGGGCAGTAATCCTAAGTCTGCCATTGATACCCTGGTAAGCACGATCATGTACGCCTTCGAGCGATACAAGATGACTGCAGTCAAGTCCGAAGGCAAGCCCTCAACCACAGCATTGCAGACGCCTCCCCCGGCCGCACCGAGAGAACCGAGCGCGTTCGCTGCGACTCAACCCCCGGCCCCGGAAGGCGAAGCTCCCCATGAGCCGCAGGCGACTTCTCACGCCAGCGATGCCGGTACGATGCCTCTCAAGAAGCTGATAGTTCAGCCCGATGGCATCGTTGAGTTCTATATTGGCCCTTTCAAATGGCCTTTGAAAGACCATCGTGGGGCTGATATAGTGGTCAAGCTCTTTGATGCAGACCTCGGTGTGACTGAGGCTATGCTGAAATCCCCACTGCTTATCGAAGGGCCTTCCGTGGCTGGCATCATGGTCGAGTGGAAAGAAGAAGTTGGCGCGAGTGGAAAGCCTTATAAGAACGTCAAACGTGTGTTCCGCCAGAAGTAGTCGAGAGGAAGTAGATAATCTGTCCTTAGAAAGGAATATACACAATGAAATTCGATCACTACTTTGTCCGCGCTTTGTTCATCCTCTTGATTGCTGGGCTTGCCTGTAGCAACGCTATGAATACAGCCTCTACAGTCCCCACAACTTCAAGAGCGAATCAGTTCGGCGTTTTGTTCTGCGCTCATAAGACCGAACAGAACGCCGCTATATGCTCGTTCTTGTATCCAACCGAAAGCGATCCGCTCATCAGCGTGCCCGAATATAATCACAATCCTACTCCTTACCCTGCCCCGTCCCCATAAAGATATATTTCAGCAGGAATCAGAACCGCGGCCAGGGGTGGGGGCCGCGGTTCTTTTCGAGGAGAAGTGTATGAATGCTGCGAATGTTCACGGAATTAGAGACGGAGATGCTCCTATTGCAATTTGATTTGTGAGGAGTTGCCAGAAGAAACCTAACAAAATCGTGGTGATGCCTGCAAACAAGAATCCGCTTACGCCGATCACCAATGAAACTCTGGTCTTGATTCTTTCGATCTTTATTGTATGATCTAGAGCGGAGTCATTTAGGTTCTTATTGATGGACTTCTGTTCAGCAATGAATCCTTCGACTATCCTTATCAGATGTGATAGATCATTCTTTACCACAGCAATGGTTACATTGCCATCACCAGGATTGTCGACGGCGTTGCCATCTGAGGGTGGTTGTGTAGGCGTCATGCATCCCTCCAGCTATTTAGTTATGAGATCAGGTTACTTTGTTTTTTTCGAGGACTTTTCGAGTCGCCACGTACGTGACCTGGTTTGCAGCGATCATGGTCAGGAAAATGCGTACCAGTGTCAGCGCGCCCTCGGTAGAACAGACCACTTCCGGCAATTCCAGAGCTTTGGAGAACCCATAACAACCGGCGACAAAGATCACCGCGGACACCAGAAGATTGGCGCCGATCATAACCAGCGCCTTGACGCGTGGCTCTGCGTCGACGTACTTTGGTACGAAGAACGCCAACACTGTCAATACAGCCCCCGTAATCGCAGTTATTGTAGTCACAATTTCGTTCATTTTGATCTCCTTTCACTCTTGTAAGGTTATTATACTCCAATTCCGTGAATATTTACGAGTTAGGGTTGGTCATATTTATACCCAGGAAATATAAATCATTGGCATTGCATGTGTCTAAAGGATCACTCCCAAGACGCCCAAACCTGAGTCTATGCAATTCTTGCGCCGCCCCTCCATTGGTTGTATTGCTGTATTGTGTCATTTGCATACGAAAAGTTTTTAGCTGTGTAGCCGGCCATATAGGGACGGTATCATAACGAATTACATCGCCGCCAAATGCTATGTTGTCTCCATCTTGATAAAACTTGGACGTGAGCACTAGTCTGACGTTCCCGCCCACGCCAGTACCCATTGCAAAATAAATCCACCAATTCCAGGGTATATAATCCCCGAATCGAAATGGAATTGCATAAGACAACTCTACCCAGCTATCTACGAGGGGAGGCATCAACCACGCATAGCCTCCATCTAGCCATTGTACAAGCATCGGGATGCCACTTACGTTGCCAAATTCATCTGGACTAAAGAATTTGTCCCATCGATTAGAATTGATAAAACCGTTATTCGGAGTCGCAGTTCTAATAATTTTCTGCGGCTCCGCGATAGAATTGCCTCCCATTACTACATCCGTTGTCGTTATTATCCTATAGGCATAATCGGTATGGTTAACTGACGTGTTTCCAGCGAGTGAAACTCCAACGCATCCGTCAATATGAACTGCGTAGCTTATGGCAGAGTCAAACACATTGCCTGTTATCGATACATAATAGGCGTCAACGATATACAAATCGTAATTTGCATTGCTATTGGTGTCGAAGTGATTATTGGCTATAGTGACGTGGTAGCCTCCTAAGACGCGCATTGCACTACTGGTACTGCTGTTGGAGATAATATGATTATCAATAAAGGTGAACCTGTCAATAAAAGTGTAGATAACGTATGCCCCAAAGATACCTGTGAACTCGCAACAACGCACCAGCGCTTTTGAATTTCCTGCGAAACTTGCATTAATTGCATATCCGTCGAATGCCGAGAAGACGCAGTCCCGAATATTGATGGCGCTGCTATTCCGCATTTTTATGCCGTATGTTCCACTGCCATTGCCATTTCCCTGTAGAGCGCAATTTCTGATGGTAATATTAATTCTAGTGCCTGCTGCCGTCCCGAAGTTGAATAAGTATGACCCACTGGCGGCCTGGTTCTTGATGATTGGCACTCCATAACCGTCGCCTATAATGGAGGTATTGTTGTAGACAGCCAGTTCTGTTGTTATTTTGTAGAAGCCGGATGGTATGTAGACTACGGCGGTGTTATTGTTCGACGTGGTGGCGATGTACTGGACTTGATTTAGAGCGCGCTGGAATGGCGTAGCATCATTTACGGCGGAGTTCCCGACCGCGCCGAAATCTTTTACATTTAGCCAGGCGGCATCGATGAATTTAACAGGGTCCCCTTCCAGGTGAGTATATTGTAATGTAGCCTCGAATGTTACTGTAGTATCAGATATGGTTTCTACTTTCCTGACTTCACAATCGTTTGTTCCGACATCGATCATAATATAAAAGGTGCGCGCCTCCATTCCTTGAGGAAGTGTTGAAAGTGTTACAGTTGTTACACCAATGGCTGTGTTAGTCGTGAGCCAGCCTTCTCCCCAAACGGTATATCTTACCGGGGTGAGCGTCTGTTGAGATTCCAGATTGCGGATCCGATCAGAAAGATGAGATATTGCTCGCGCAACTTCTTCGATAATATCGCTGCTAATTGGTGTCATAATCTGCCTGCTAATCCTCGAAATCTATGTCTATCTTATCACCCTTTTCATCCAGCGATATAGAAACCTTGTTGATTTTCTTGTCTCTAACTATCCCTGCGTGTTGGATAGTGATGATGTCTCCGAGGAAGTAATGTAATCCATATAGAGTCGATGGAGTCTGCAATGGTTTTCCGGCAAATAAGTCAATTGCGCCATGCTCCTGCAGGGCGGCATCTCCTGCGTTATTCAACTGATATTCAAACTCGTTCAACGAGGCCGAGACAATGGTCTCTATATCGTTCCACGGCGATAATGCACCCGCGGTTGCGTCTTCCCGGCAGATTACCTTACGTGTTGACCTTTCCCCTTTGCCTAATACGATCATTGCATTGGCCTCTTTGGAGCCATCCTGGTCATGTTCGATATTGGCAAGGTTGCCGAGTTCTACGGAGAAGATTGCTGGAGTTGCAGTGAGCGAGTCTGCTGTCCTATCGTCGCCCATCTGGTCTATATATGTCCTGAAGATGAAAGCGCCTGCGCCGTTATCTTCGACTCCAAAATCCATAGACCTGGAAGCTGGTACAGTTGTTAAGCTGAACTTTGATAGCTCTTGTAGAATTGACAATACCTGTTGAAATGATCTGTCGCCCTTCCAGTTGGCAGTCTGTGTATGTAAGGCGCTGATTGCTTCTATTGAGAAATTGGTAAAGACGCCATTGCGGATCCTTGATGCGTGGTTAGCACCAGGGCCACAATTCTCGTCGACGTATTGTTTCATGATGTCTTCGATATAGTTGTCCTTCTCTGCTCTTGTCGTTCCCTGGCGATAGGCTATTTGTCTCCTTTGGAGAAGATGATTGTAATCATATCCAGATACCTGGAATATTTTGTGCCCTGTTTCTTCGGTTTCCCTGCGAATACGTCTTACAAATCCCCGAAACTCACAATACCAATCAAGACCTACTCCTGGGACTGTTCTCCATATCTCGCTCAGGCAATCTTTGGCAAAAAGGTCAAATCTGCTGTCGCTATTGTCTGCAAATGCGATCTGGAATTGCCCGATGTCATCGACTGCGCGCACGAAATTGAGGCTGCTAAAGTTATCGAACAAAGCAAGCGATGCGCCCGCCTGGTCTTTGAGAACAAAGTTATATCTGGCGGCTATTGAAGCAGTCATCAATACCCCCAAGAAATGCCAACACAAATCCAGTGCATATAGAAACCATTATGCAGAGCGCCTGTTGCGTCAACCCATATCAACCATTGCCAGAAAGGTTCAATATAAGTGCAGATATTGTCATCTGTAGTACGCGCCTGGCCGATAATAGTGATGAGGCTTCCACTCGGAAGCTCTCCGGTGTAATATTGTGACAGTGGTGTTCCACCAGATTGCGCGCCAGGCCCTCCAAAGTAGAAATAGCTGAGACCCATCAGCAGCCAACCTTTGCTTGGCTCATAATTGTTCGACCCTCCCAGATATGCTGTTTCAGAGCTACCACCTTGTCGCGCTCTCAGTTTTATCGTTTGATACCCATTGCAGCGTTGTAGGATACGTCGGTCTGTGACTGATACAGTTCCAATATTGTCTACTCGCACCCTGGCAAGTTCTATCTCCCATGTAGCCGCGGTTTGTGTCACTGTAGGATACCCACTTGCACTCGGCCCCAGCGCCACTGCTCTAATAGTTTGGGCGGCAACGTCCAAACGCAATACATAAGTATAATAATTATAGCCCGCACCTGGCATGACTACTGCTGATGCTTTAGCAGCGTCATTGGTATAGAAATATCCTTTGATTAAAGCTGCACCGGTGTCTACTTGCATATTCAGGCCGCCTGTGTTGGTGACGGCCAACATATTGAGATACCCGCCGATTACTCCCTCGCGCGTATTATCTGACATAAACAATATATCTAACAGGGCATGGATGTCTTCTATATTGTATGGGGCCAGAGCGGCGTCGCCAATCGTACTGCCATCCCAAAAATAGCTTAGCTGAGTCATAGCTGCTCCTTCATCCCCATAACTATCCAGGCTATATCTACCTGAGTGTGTGTTGCTCCATCTCGATCCTCCCAATATATCGTAAATTGTGTAGTATTTGGACTATTGGTTACTAGGTTGACGTTGAAATTACCGAGATGACTGACCACTACTATTGAATCGGCAATATCATACGGTTGTGGGAATGTGACTGTCACATTGCCATTGGATGATGCACCGCCAGTCCAACGCACTACCCCACACTGCATTTTTTGCCGGTTATCTTTGGTAAGATTCATCGAACTGAGATCGCGATACTGACTGGTGTTCAAATATCTTCTGGCATCCACTAATGTGACAACAGGTCCAGGGGCGACTGTAATATTCGCCAGCGGAACTTCCCATATCACGCCATCATTTTGAGTTAACACAGGATATCCGGGGCCGCCTAATAGTTCAAGCCTAGCAGCCACAATCGTCTGCGCTGCCCAAGATTTTCTGAGAACGATCCTATATGTATTTACCCCTGCACCTGGAACGGTTATAGCAAATGAAATGTTGTCGGTATTTACATATAGTTTCCCATCGACTATTGCTGCACCTGAAAAGAGATAGACGGTCGTTCCTGAGGCATAATAAACTTGAAGATTATTTAGATAACCCCCAATGATAGACGCTACCGTTCGATCCGCCTCCAGGAGAATGCGAATATTGTCAGACCACTCGTCGTTGTTATATGGAGCAAGAGAGGCATCCCCCGTGATTAATCCGCGCCAATACCAGCTTCTCTCGGTCATCGTGTCGCTCCTAATGGCCCCAGCGCAATCCAGCCTATGTCTAGTTCAGTGTAAGAATAAGGCCCAAACTCTTTCCAATAGATTGTAGCGCCAGCAGCGGTAATATTAGCCACGCCAACAACCGGGATTCTATCGGTTACTGTAAAGCCATAATGTACCATGACTAATACTATCGGTGGATAATCGAACGCTTGAGGAAACGTTATGGCTATGTTGCCACTGGATGCTAACGCTCCCGTCCATTTTGCAACTCCAGCTTGCATAGTCGGTTCGAGGGCGGCTACGACGCGTGTTGTTATTCCTGGCGAAGACCAGTCTGTCGCGCTTCCGCCCTGTCTGGATATCAACGGCACCCGCCCAATGCCTGTTGGATAAATTATATCCATAGAAACGCTGCCAGAAACATGTGGTACTGGAAATGTCGAGGTTTGGTAATAACCTAAAACAGCCTCGTACATACTACTATTGATGGTGGGAGTCGGATATGTTCCCGGATAGGCAATCGGCCCTAGCATGACCTGGCGGATTTCTTGTGTTGCGTATATTTTTCTAAGCACCAATGTATAATAGTAAATGTCCGCTGGCGGTATTACAACAACATGTTGCACGTCAGCATCAGAAATATAAACGGAATTATCAATAAAAGCTGCACCGGGATGGACTGTAATAGTATTCCCGGAGATGAAACCTTCTAATTCCTGGAGATAACTTCTCAGTCTGCCTTCGATTTTGTATGGACGTAACAATACCTGCCCAAATGTGGCCCCCTTGTATGGAGCCAATATTGCGTGGCCGACTGCGATTCCATCCCAAAAATAGCTGCTCTCTGACATATTAAATTCCTATGTAGCGTGTATAGTATGAAACCGAAAAACTTGATAGCCCAGGAGTCAGATTAGCACAACTGACAGAAATGACGTTTACGCCGCCAACTGCACCGGGTTCGGGTTCGATATGGAAAGTTGCCATATTGCTGGTGGATTCCACATAAGCGATGATATTTCCATTTATGCTGCTGGTAATAGTCTTATTGCCGAACTCAAGGTTGATCGTAACAACTTCTCCTGCAACAATCGAGTATGATGATATGTCAATTTGTTCTCCTGTGGTAATATTGGTCACTATGACATCTTGCATTGGGCCATTCAATATAATTTGTGGATATGCTAACCATGTACCTGTATAATTAATGGTTACTCCATAAGAGCCAGACAACGCGCCAAAGATGATATTATTGTTTCCAAATGTGATTGGAAATATCAAGTCAATATCACCGCTACCCATAGCAATACTATGATTCATTAATGTCGGATCGTAAAACGTGGGGTCCGGTGCTACGAATCTCAAGGCAGTGGTAAAGCCAAATTCATCCCATCGATTTTGTTCTCTGGCAGTAAACTCTGGCCCTTGTTCGACAATAACATTCAAAATACGCTTATCCCCATTGGGCAATATTTTTTGAAGTCTACCCAAAGCGAATGTATTTAATGACTGGCGATTAGGACGTATATAATTGAGAAGGTTCGCACGTTTATTCCAATAATCCTCACGATCACAGCCATTGGTTCGAATCATTAACTGTACTATGCGCGGTTGCAATCTGTAGTCATAAATGGTTTTGCCGTGCTGTAGAGGCCCTTGCTGATCGATGAAGTCTATCCCAGGCAAACTAAAACCACTCTCTGAAATCAAGAATCGATAATGGTCGTCGAACTTATACACCTTACCATCTGGCGCTATGTATTGGGTGAACTCGATCAGCTTCGGTCTCATTCACTACCTCCACGCCGCCGCCAATGCTGCCTCTATGTCATACCTTACCGAAGCCGATGATTGCATGTTCTTGTAATTGGCGTCCACATTGATATGGATGCTGTTGTCTATATTCTGTGGAGCGGCCACTGCGGGCGCGGCATAACTCACGCCCTGGTTTTGTCTGCTTAGCATTTGCTCCCAGAAGCGCGGCACGTTTGGCAGAACCACACCATTGACTTGGGGTAAGAACAGTTCTGGTCTGTGCTCACCCACAACTACCGGCCTGCCTGCGGTAACGGGGCCTCCTAATTGCATACCGTTGACGTCGGCCACAGCAATAGTAATCTGCAATCCATCCAAAGCAGAAATAGCAGACGCGACTCCGTCTATGGCGGTCTTGAGATTATCGAATTGGCCTTTCAGCGTATCTGTAGCCTCTCCTAATTTCCTGAAAGTGATGTCTTTCAAATCATTTATTGGCGCATCTAACAACCCCAATGATTTGATGATTTCGGGCACAGTGTCTACAGTAACATTATCTCTCATGGATGCCCATTGTTCTGACCATCTTGCCTCGGATTCGTCAGCAGTGTTGACAATTTTTTGCTTGGTGTCATCCATCAATTTGTTAATACTCTTATCGCTATCACCGAAGAAATAGCCTCTCGCAGTTTTAATGTTCTCGGATAAACTGTTTGTGAAGTCCGTCCACGCGGTATCCATATCAGTGAATGCCTGTTCATAAGCAGGCAAGAACGTCTTCTGCAATTCTTTGTTGAAGTCCTCTAAGGCTTGCCTACGACCCTCTATATCTTTCGCCGTAAGAACATTGAAGAAAGCAATGATCGCTCCCGCAAGCATCTCTTTACCTATATTGCCAATATCTTTTACAGTTGCACCAATGTCAATGACTAATTTCAAGAAATCAGCCATAGTCTTGAAAGCAACTGCAAGGCTGACAATCACATTACTAATAGTATTTAATATGAATGCTGGTATCTCAGAAATTGCACGGATGGTATTCAAAAGTATAACCATTGCCACATTCAACGTTGTTGCACGCTGTTCGGCATCTGTTGGAATTCCGAGAAGTTGCATGACTACAGCAATCAATGTGCCAATGCCTTCCAAAGACAAAGATGCACTAACTCCAACTGCTTTAGCGAAATTACTAATTGCATTGGTGAGAGGCTCTAGGACATATTGTATAGCCCCCCATACCGTCTCTACTTTCTTCTGGAATTTCTCTAGCTCAATTCCAAGCCATTCAATGAATGACATGCCCTCAGGAACACCAAGCCAAGCCCGGATTTTCTGCCATGCTCCGATCAGTTTACCGGCCCAATCATTGCTGAGGAAACCACCGATCACAGTACCGAGGTTTCCAAGAGAGGTTTTGAGATTATCGAACGCGCCAAACAGATCACCACCCTTCACAGCTTGCCCAATTCTGTCCAAGGCTGCAAAAAAGGCATCTGCATTCTTTTGGGCTTCGGCAAATATTTTATCAAGACCCGCGAAAGCGTCTTTGAGTCCGGCCCCGATGTCTGGCTTCGTGTATGGCTGTATAGTGTCCTGCAATTCTTTATTGGCTTCTGCGATCCTCTTGAGCAATTCGGCCTGGTCTTTCAAGAGGTTATTCTGCTCTGTGATGGCCTGGATTTGCTCTTTCAGGGCATCGGCCTGTGCTTTCAGCAAGTCTAAATGCGCCTTTGCGGTTTCTTCTTCGAGCTTAGCCGCTGCCAATGCTTCTTCGGCTGCGCTAAGTTCAGAGTCGCGCTGAGCTTCCGTCGCTCTAATTTGTTGCTGAATTTCGATGCCACGCTTCTCCATCTCCAGTCGTTCGCGCTCCTCAGCCGTAAGCAGTTGAGTAGCCATCGCGCCAGCGATTTCGCGTAACCGGACTTGCTCGTCATAGCCTGTAGTAACCTCCGTGAGTTGGGCATGTAAGGAAGCAAGGATACCCTCATACTTCTTAGTAACGGCGTTGACGGCATCTTGTGCTTCCTTTACCTTCTGAGACGCGAGTTCAACCGCGCGCTCCGCACCCGCGATCTCGAATAATTTTGTGATGTAAGAACTAAACTCTGTATTAGCGCCGCCGATCCCGCTTACCATCGTTCTTACAGCTTGAGTCACGCTCATCAGACCCGCGCGCACTTGAGCTATGGCCGCGGCTATTGCCGACCGTTCCCCCAATATCTTGGGTATGAGATCGACGCCTTCTTCGCCGCCGATCTTATCTGCGATGCTGCGCATGTAGGACTCGACCAACGAAGCGATGTCGTCGAACATGCTGAAGTCGGCCAGTGAGAAACCTCTGATCCACTCCTCGAACGTCTTAGCTCCCCACATCGCCATATTCTGAGCCAGGATAGGCGTTGCAGACCAGCCAAACCAATCATGTAAAAGGTTCGCAATCGTGTTGAGAACACCGGCAACGACTTCTATGCCTCTAGCCAGGCCATTAGCAAACGCAGTTAGAAACTTTACTCCCCAATTGAATGCTCTGGAGATCATCTCGCCAAAGGTTGTCTTATGTGTGGCTGCAAATTCTTTAATCTTCCCCGCCGCCCATTCTATAGCTGTAGAGATAATCGTAAAAAAGGTGGCGATACCGATAGAAATAGAATAAATCAGTCTATAAACCGTATCTGCGCCCCTTGCCATATCACTCGCAGACTTATTCCACTCTCCTGTTGTAAAAGCAATTTTTCCACCAAGTATTCCGAATGACTCCGCAAGCGCGCCTATGGCATCCATCAAAGCGTCCACGGGACCAATTAGCATCTCGAAAGCGCGTAATAGAACTTCACCGAGCATCTTTGTGCTGGCCGCCAGAACTGGGTCTTTCATAAGTCTATCGAACATATCCGCGGCAATGCTAGTGATTTTATCTAACGTTGGCTTTACGATGTCTACTCCGATAAAGCCTTGTATGAAATCTTTCAGGTTATTTTGAATGCCCATCAGAGTACGCGCCATTTCTTTAGCAGCCTCTGGAAAGTCTGTGTTAGCCATCTCGATGAATTTCTTCAGAAAGTCTAATACAGGAACACCGCCTTCGAGAGCAAGGTCTCTGAAAGCATTCTTCGTCATACCTGCTTCCTCGGCCATTTGTTTCATGATGTCATCAATAGGGGCAAAGTTACGCGATAAATCTCGGAACTCCTCACCGGACAATTTACCGCGTTGTATCATCTGGCCGAAGTTATAAACCAAACGCCACATGACTTCGGCGGATAACCCCATTCCAGATGTAAAGTTAATCAGAGCAGCCACGAGTTCTTTAGACATATCTGTTGTTAGACTCATGGCTTGTGCCATAGTGTAAACATCTGAAATATCTGCTATGGTGAATGGTGTGGTGATTGCAAGTTTCCGAAGCCAGTCGAATAGACCGGCAGCGGCACCAGTAGTAGCCTTGAATGCCTCTGTCATCGACACGCCGATGTTGCGGGCGTAATCACGTGCCACCAATGATTTCAAGCGTATGTCGAGGGTTTGGAAACTCGCAACAGCCGCAATGACTTCGGATGCCAGGTTCTTGAACATTTGCCCCGCGTTCTGTAACCAGTGGAATAACGCGACTCCTGTGGCAATCTCTAATACATGACCAAGAAATTGCTTTAGGGGTGATAGTAACTGGCCTAACGCCCTTACGACGATGCCTATCACATTCTGCGCCAGGTGTAATAATCCTGTAGCCAGATTCTTTACTACATTCACCCCAAACATCATTGCATTCCAGATACCGCTAAGCACGCCACTTACTGCTTTAGCGGCAAAGCCAAGCGCGCTAAATCCAAGTTGAATTCCAACAAGCGCAATACCGACGCCTGTGCCTGCCGTAGCCAGTCCACTCAAGCCAGGGATCATAGACAGGATTTGTGATAGGAAACTGCCGCCTGCTTTGGCTGCGTCGGCTTGTGCATAGCCTAGTTTGTTTTGAGCTTGTGTAGCATTATTGAGAGCAATAGTCAAACCTTGTTGTGCCATAGCGGTCTTACTAACCGTCTGCTCCCAATTAGACAAAGCTCTTATATAATCCTCAGCGGCTTGTTCCTGCTCATCTAAATCTGTTCCGCGCATCGCTGCATCAAGACGATTATTCGCTTTTACAAGCTGGTCTAATGCCTGTGCCTGTCTTAACTGCGCGTTCATCAAAGCAATATAAGCATTAGATGCACGTTGATTTGCGTTCTGTGCTGTATTTGCCGCCGCTTCAATCCGACGACGAAACTTCTCGGCTGCATCCCCCGTTTTCTCGTATGCTTTCTGCGCTTGACCGAGACCAGAAATGAACGAGGAAAAGCCTCGCAGTAATAGATCAATACCGCTGGTTCTGGTAGCCATTAGCCTCTACCTTTTCCTCGTTTGCGCTGCCTGTCGGCGGCTCTGGCTTTGGCATCCTCGATATGGGTTTCGATCTGACGACTCAGCCCATAGAATGCGATCACTCGTTCCTTAAACCTATTGGAATATACACCTCTCTCCCATTTCCATAGGTCTAATCTGCATCCTACACAAGCCTGCCATTCTTTGAAGGACATGCTGTAGGAGATGCGCGGGTCAACGGCCCCGCGCACTCCCACAGATTGTATCGGCTCATTATTCCGCGTCACTGCGAAAGGATTGCTCCGCTTGCACAATTCCCTCCGCAGTTACTCCTGTACTCTTAGAGATCAGTTCGATGACTTCGGCGCTGGCGGCGATGTATCGCTTGTACAAGAACTCACGCTCTATGGGATCGTCCAGGTCAAATTTTGACAGATCGATCTTATCCAACTTCTGCATGAGTTTGAGCTTACCTAGCCAACCATTGCTCTCTGGTACGCCATTCGGAAGTTCTAGACCGAACATTACCATAGCATCCAGAGCCGCAGACCCACGCCTGCGTGCAGTGTTCGATAGGTCTTGCAGGTAACGGGGGTCAGACGGGTTGCTTTCCTCACGCCCTTTTTCTTCGATGTAGATCATCGGCGGTAAGGGGTCGGGAATGCGAGCGGTCACGTCGTCGATCAAGCCCGCTGATACTGGTACTATCCTTCCGACAGTACCGTCGGCCAGCACAACCTCGGTAACACTGGGTTGTTTTCTGCCTTTTGCCACATCCAATACAGGATTGGCGGAATCTTTCGCCATTCGTGCCTCCTATGATTGTTATCCGGTACCGACTACGATGAACCCGTCTGCGGCGTCGTCTGCCAGGCCCACGCCAACTACGAAGTTGGGGTCGTTTTCACAACCACCAATCGCGTTCACGCGGTCGTTAGCAGAGATCAGGCCAGATACCTCGGGTGTGATTTTCCACGAATACCCGCCATCAAAGGAGCGCAAGATGCGTCCCAACGGCGTAGCCGTGGAATGAGATAGCCAGCCGACGCTATCGGTGGAGAAGAAAATATCTCTAACCGCGCCAGCGCCGCTGCCATAGAACGACTTCTGAGTCCAGGTAATGCCTGCGTCTGCAGTGTAATACAGCAGACCCGTAGAAGTTCCCACGAACCATTCACGCTCTGACTTTATCCATACCGCGGTGAGATTCACAGCGAAACCAACAGGTGATGTCGGCGAAAGGTTCCAGGAAATACCATCAGCGGTGTACAGAATCGCGCCATTATCGCCCACCGCAACCAGGAAAGCGGAGCTAATCCCATGAACTTTCCTGAGTGTGGCTGTGGTAAGTGAGCCGGGTTCCATGACGGTAACGCCAGCAGTCGGATCGAGGCTCTTGTAGATATAGCCTCCATCGCCGACGATGAACGCGATGCCATCTACCACGTAGATGCCATTTGGCCCATGCGCAGCCACGAAGCCGGTTGTTACTTCCGTCCATGTTGGGTCTGAATGCCCATCGAACTCGCTCTTGAGCGCGTAATGTAAACTCACCGATGTCTCAGACACCACTACGATATACTGCGCGATGCAGTCAATAGCAGACGGGTCTTCGGCGACGCCCAGACTTTCGATGTCGTGAGCGTACCAGTTGACTCCCTTATCGATGGAGTAAAGCACGTCCGCGGGAGTGGAAGGCGATCCGCCAGCGGATTTAGTGATGACGAAAATCTTCTGACAACCATCGCTTTGTGCTTCGCACTCACCACAGGAGCGGGTGTCGCAGACTACTACGTCCAGGGCCTCATTGGTGATGATCGTACCGGCTTTGACGCTGTAGCTGATGGGAACGACTTCGTAGAACTTGCCCGCGGAAATGTCAGCGGTTTCGTTCACAGCGGCGTTATCGCCAGATTGCAGTACACCAAGATCGTCAGTATTATAGGTGGACTCCCTGGCGCGTTCCAGGATGATCGCTTTCGAGAACGAGTTGAAGTCGCGCGGATCCTGGCAAGCGCCGAGATGAATTTGAACGTCCAAGTCGCATTTCTGTTGAGCGAGCCTCAACAAGTCGCTCTTGAGATCGAGGGCAAAACGGCCTTCAAGGGTGAACGTAGGACGTTCTTCAGCGCCAACCACTTGCCCGACGTCGATGAAGTCGCCATAGCGAGCGGGATCTGGTTCCTGGATTGGCTCTATATCACCAAAGCCAGCCGAAATGCCAGTTGCACGCAGTTGTGAGTGATAACTTGGCGCGTGAGTGGGACCGGCACGGCCCTCGATCAAAAAGATGCGGGATTGTGAGGCTTGAGCAGGAGTAGACATAGTTCCTCCTATTTCCTCTTGACTTTATTCTGTGATTGTTCTTGGATTTTACGGCTACGCTCCCGCTTTTCCGCCTCGTGGAATATTGCAGAGAAATGCCGTTTTATTACAGTGGCTATTACCATCAGTCCTATCGGGGATGCCTGCACGTCCTTCCAGGTGAATAATCCGTTATCGACAAGGGCATTATTGATTTCCCGTTTTGCATAGTCCCAGTCGATCTCGTTTAGGTCTGGAGGGCCTGCCGGTACTCCACTAGACGCGGCCTCATCGGGGTCTGCGTCTCGGACGAGCATCCGGTGCTTATAGCCTCTGTCATCAGTAAAAATAACGTGTCTCATCGCTTTTACCTGTCTTATTATAGCACGTTTCTCTATACTGTCGCTAAAGATAGAACTTGTGCGGGAGTTAAGGGATACCCGAACAAGACTGAATGAGCAATCCAGCCCTTGAATGGATAGAGGGCGGTATTGTTGTAAGCGCCTATGCAGCAGTCATTGGTATGGAGTGAATTGGCTAACATGGCAACGAGGACGCCAGGGGTGTACTGGGCACCGCCGTTATAATACATATAGACGTGGTTGGCCGCGACAGACCAGGTCATAGCAATGTGCATCCAGCCGGTTGGCGGGCCAGCGGGATAGTATTGGTAGTCATTCCAGTTTGGAGAGACGTCGTGTTTGATGTTATAACAGTTGTTTTGAGTCGAATAGTGGGCATTCATGATGTAATTGTTACTTCCTGCTCCTCCACAGTAAAACATGAAGAAATGGCGTCGAACAACTTCTGTCCAGAAGGCAATGTCCCACACTTTTGCCCACATAGCGATAGACCCTTCGGAATATGGGAACAGAGTTTGCAGGTTGGCGCTGAAACAATTGACCACATCATTTATACCGTCGAAGTAGGGGCAGGTGCGTCCATCTCCAATGCCAGGTTGCCCAAGAATAGGAGTACCAATATAAGCACCATTACAGGAATTGCCCGAAATATCAGCCGCAGTCGGGCCAATAGCTTCCCATAAAGGCCAGTAAGCCACTGGCGTGAGCGCCAAAACTTTTTGATAATATTCCGCAGGTGGTGGTGGCGGCGGCGGTACATAGATTCCTGCTCCTACACTGGCAAATCCTTCACTGAATATCTTTTTCTCTCTCCCAATGGTGATAAAACCATCTGAGCTATCATCTCCAAGTCCAACGCCAATAATGAGATTAGGATCGGCATAACAACCAGCCAGGGCATTGATGCGATCATTCGCAGAAATACTACTACTGGCCTCTGGCGTAACTGTCCAGGAATACCCGCCATCAAAGGAGCGCAAGATGCGTCCCAACGGCGTAGCCGTGGAATGAGATAGCCAGCCGACGCTATCGGTGGAGAAGAAAATATCTTCTACCGAACCCGTACCATATCCGGGGAATGGTTTGAGAATCCAGGTTTGGCCGCCATTTTTGGTATAATAGAGATTGCCAGTGGAAGTGCCCACCAGCCATTCCGTCTCTGATTTTACCCATAGCGCGGTAATATTCACGGCAAAACCTACCGGAGAAGTGGGGGAAAGCAACCACGTACTGCCATCGTTGGTATAAAGAATAGCGCCATTATTACCAACGGCCACGGCAAATGTAGAGCTAATGGCGTGAACCTTCACGAGTTTAGCTGTAGTGAGTGTACCTGAATTTTGGATCATTACACCTTGAGTTGGATTTTCACAAAGATAGATATAGCCGCCATCGCCGACGATGAAAGCCACTCCGTCGATTGAGAATATGCCATTAGGAGCGCCGCCGACTGCGAAGCCTGTGCTTACTTCTGTCCAGACTGGATCCGTATGCCCATCGAATTCTGACTTCAAAGCATAGTGCAAACTTCCAGACGCGTTCGATACCACCACAAGATATTTCCACAGGCAATCTATGGCAGACGGGTCTTCGGCGACGCCCAGACTTTCGATGTCGTGAGCGTACCAGGCTGTGCCCCCATCTGGCGAATAGACCACATCGGCGGGAGTGGAGGGCGATCCACCAGCGGATTTAGTAATGATGAAAATCTTAGAGCACACATCGAGTCCGCTCTCACAATCTCCACAGCCAAAATTGTCACAGATAACAGCATCGACGGCCTCGTTGGTGATAATCGTGCCCGCGTGAGGTTTGTATTGAACAGGCAATATCTCGAACATCTCTACGCCTTCGACTTCGGTGGTTTCATTAACTTCGGCGTTGTCCCTGGCCGCCAGGATACCAATGTCATCTGTGTTATAGCTCGTCAGGCGCGCTTCTTCAAAGATGATAGCCTTCTTGAAGCTGTTAAAGTCACGTGGGTCTTCGCACGTACCTATGTGAATTTGGAGGTCGACTGCACAATGACGCTTTGCTAAACGCCATAGCGCGCTTCTCAGATCGACTGCGAAACGGCCCTGCAAAGCTGTCTTGGGAAGCTCAAGCGCCCCTATTGCATCGCCCGCATGAATGTATTCTCCGGGACCCGCGGGGTTTGGGATCAAGATGGGGTCGATAGACCCAAAGCCCTCGCTAATACCCGTCACGCGCAGGTGTGACATGTAGGCGGGAGCATGATCGGGGGATGCCCGACCTTCGATCAGAAATATACGGGATTGAGAGGCTTGTGCAGGAGTAAGTATGCTCATGGTGTCTCTATACTGTCAGATCAGGCCAGCCTCCGACTTCACTTGGGTCGGTTATCAATGCACCGGTTAGGGCAATCACATGGTTTATGATGCGTGTGTCTGAAACGTCTCTCTTAGGCAGTGTCGCGCCTGCGTTCGCCAGAACATCGGCATAAGCTGTCAGATAATCTGTCAGCCAATCCGGTGCAGGTTGAATGGGGCTGCCAACCAAATCGAAAAAAGCCTCATCCCCAGGATAGATAAGTTCCAATTCATCTATAAGGAGAGTTGGACGATGGGGGCCAATATTGCCGTTCAAATATACGTGTGCTTGAACCTGCGCGTCAAAGGTCTCGATCTCATACGTTGCGACCCAAGTTGGATCGGCTATGAAATAATTGCTCATGATGTCTATATATTGCTCATAAACTGTCTCTCCAATGATGGGGGTGTCGATTGTAACCCATCGGCTGGTGTAGATTACATTGTTCGCAACTCTCGAATAATGATCCGCGCCGTTGTCTACTTTCGGGCAACGATAAGTTGACAATCCAACCAAGTTGTGATGGAAGTCAACGTTGTGCGAAACCAGACCAGACCAGATCGGGCCGTAAGGATGCCCAGCATTGTTCAAGGGTTCGTACAGCAAGCAATAGCGAATAATGATATTTGTTCCATAGCTCCCGAAAAGCTCATCAGTAGACCAGGACAGGCTACAGTATTCGACTAACAAATTGTCGCAATTTACACTCGTGCCAATTGCATCAATGTCATTGCCATTATCGCTGCCTGGACGGATGCGAATATGCCGAATAGTGATATTCTCGGTATCAACGTAGATGCCATATTTTCTGAGACATACGCCTCCATAAGGGGCGCTGCTCCCATCAATAATGTGGCCTGGTTGTGATAATGTAAGAGTTGAAAGCAAGTCGATATTGCCACATATATTGAATTTGATCGTCTTCGGGGACGTCAGGGCCAGCGCAGCGCGCAGACTGCCGGGGCCGCTATCTCCTAAGTTCGTGACATATACAGTATCGCCGACGCCAGGCCAATCTTGTGTGGATACATAAGCGCCTGTTATCGAATAATCCTCAAAAGAGTTATTCGGAGAACTCGTGAGAAAGCCATGATATGTGTTATTAATGATCTCGATATTACTTATGGTCTGCGTTGCTCCAACCTGAACGCCATCGTAGTACATACTTACGTTTGTGCCATCTTTGACTATTCTGAGTGGTTTGTCTACCCCATAAGTTATCGCCGTTGGCGCTATAAGGCTTGTGCGTACACCTGAAACAACTTTTTCCATTGAGATTTTTGTTCCAGCAGCCGTGTTCCTATCAATATAAACTAGAATATAATTCTGGGGATTATTCCTGTCGTCTAGACAAGTAATCAAACCTGCCTGCATATCTGCGGCTATGGTCAACTTGACGCTATGATCGGGATTCTGTGTGTTAGCGTTTCTGGTGCAAAGCATGTCAACAAAAGTCAGTTTATATACCGCAGCGTCGTCGAGGTAAATTGATTTGTTTGCGAATGAAGCTCTTTTGAGATAAAAATAGGCGTTGCTAAGTATTCTGCGTGTGGCGAAATAATTGGCCCAAGTAGAGCCTTGAAGTTGTTGGAGTGTCACTGAATCGGTCAAAACTTGCCATATCGCAGCCGGGGATCCCGACCCCTTGCCCCAATGCGAGAAGTACAGCCAATCTCCAATCGCTGCTAAAGCGGATTGCCTGATTTCCGCGCTGTTATTATTGGCGTCTCCATCCATCCTGGTGCAATATGTACCCCCATGAATGTCTACGCCCTCCTGATTGACTGTACTCGCTCCTGCCACAACCTCTGTCCAATTGGTCAAATCGGTTGGGCTATTCCAATTCTCCATTCCGCCATCGACAAGCAGATTAGGTCCCATCCCAGGATTTCCAACTGCTCTACTAGACACAATCATCCACAGGCCATCGGTATATTGCCAGCCGTTGTCTAGATCGCCATCATAGCGATTGAAACCGTCTGTAAAATATACCGTCGTTGGAATTCTTTTTCCCAATTGTGGAGGCGGTTTAACTGTCATGAGACAAAACCTTTTAAGCGTACTCGAATTCGATGCTGTATCCGACTGTAAGCGCACCGCTCAAATGGAGTTGCAAGGGCGCATTCAGGCCAAGCCACCACAGATCGTCAACGGGGAAATCCATCACTAAGGCATCGCCTTGATTTTGCAAAAGCGCACGCCAGTGAGGGGAAAGATAATCGCATAGCTGCGCAGTCACAGCCGATGGATTCTCGTTCTGGATGATAAAACGATGCACGACAATATGCCTGCTAACTCCAGGCGCAGCGATGATTGTGTTATAGCCTGCAACTGCTGCTGTACCCACAAGATGTTGTTTATTTTCGTTTATTTGAGGAGCCATCATAACCTCTCTGTCTTAGTAAGCGCGACATTATTGGATCAAGGATTTACATTTACTGTCCATCCAGCCGCGACAAGCGTAGCTCTTAAGGCCAAACCAGCCGCGCTTGGAGGGGAGTTGCCCGTTCCTCCTAGCGATACCGTGCACGTAACGCGTCCTGGAACGCCCAGACTGGTTACCAGGTCGGCAAGAATAGCATCGACTGCTGCTTGCGTCAAACTATTAATATAGAAACTCAATTGGGTCAGGTTTGGCTGAGTGGCGAACCCCCCGGCTTCATAGCCACTGAATTGGTTGGCAAAGCCGTACCATTCTTCCAGCGCAACGCAGCCCGCAAAGGATGGAATGGTGCCACTGAATTGGTTTATGCTCCCATTCCATACCTTCAATAGCGTGCAGGTTGTAAAGGACGGTAGAGTGCCGCTGAACTGATTGTTATAGCAATACCAGCGTTGCTCCAACAAAGTACAGGCCGCGAAGCTAGGCAGGGTTCCCGTGAACTGGTTATCGTCACAGCGCCAGTCCTCGAGCAGCGTACAAGCCGCGAATGAGGGCAGCGTTCCACTGAATTGGTTGTTATGTATATCGAAATAATCCAGCAACACACAACCCGCGAAGGAGGGCAGTTCTTCGCTGAACTCATTGCTGCTTGCGTCGAACTCTATTAGATCGACGCAGGTCGTGAAGGATGGCAGCGCTCCGGTGTACTGGCAAGTATCGCCATACCAGATCTTCAGTTTTATACATGCTGCGAACGATGGCAGAGTACCGCTGAATTGGTTTTCCATCCCTTGCCAATTCTCCAATAGCGTGCAGGTCGCGAAACTAGGCAACGTTCCGCTGAATTGGTTGGCCTTTCCGTTCCAATAAACCAGCAGGGTGCAGGCTGCGAAGGAGGGCAACGTGCCGGTAAATTGGTTATAATTCGCTTCCCATCTGGTCAGCTTTATGCACGCCGCGAAAGAGGGGAGTGTTCCGCTGAACTGATTGACATTTGCACGCCAGTCGGTCAACAGTACGCAAGCCGCGAAGCTCGGCAGCGCGCCGCTGAATTGATTAGACTCTGCGCGAAATTGGGTCAACAATGTGCACGTCGCAAAACCAGGCAACGTTCCGCTGAATTGGTTGTTGTGTATATATAATACTCGCAACACTGTATGGGCAGCGAAGCTCGGCAGCGCGCCGCTGAATTGATTGGTGTGTAAATAAAGCCAACCCAATGCCTTCGCCATCGCAAAACTCGGCGGAGATAGTCGGCATACGTCAGCGTTGACATTGAAGCTGGTCAGCTTCAACCAATTCGGGCAACTGAACCTGACAAGTTTCCGACTTCCATCTGCATAGGTATGGCTTAGTCCAGTAGCATGACTCTGTGGTGCAGAACCATCACCCCAATCTACGGTCATCACAGATGCATCGCTAAACGTCCAGGACGGATCAAAAGTCGTGGTATTGTCGGCGTCGGTGTAAATCAATAAAAATCCAACATTTCCTTTTAATATGGGTGGAGGCCTAAAGAGTTTCATTCCAGCCTCTTTTTCGATTATGCGTACTCGAATTCGATGCTATATCCCACTGAAATAGCCGCACTCAGGTGCAGTTGCAGCGGCGAATTCAACCCAAGCCACCACAGATCGTCAACGGGGAAATCCATCACTAAGGCATCGCCTTGATTTTGCAAAAGCGCACGCCAGTGAGGGGAAAGATAATCGCATAGCTGCGCAGTCACGGCGGTCGCGCCTTCGTTCTGGATGATAAAGCGATGCACGACAATATGCCTGCTAACTCCAGGCGCAGCAATGAGCGTATTATAGCCTGCCACAGCCTTCGTTCCTACCAGATATTGTTTGTTCTCGTTTATTTGAGGAGCCATCATAAACCTCTCTCTCTTAGATAACCGCCACATTCCCGCGTTTGTCATCTGCACCCATTAAGACTAAAGCACGCCATGCCTCTACTTCCCCATTCTTCGATCCGAATGAGTTGTTAACCAGGTCGGTGGTAGTGAAGAACATACCACCAGCAGGGGTTGATCTTGCCGCGTCCTGACGTAGATATTCAGCAAGCGATTGTATATTCGAACATCCACAAAATGGCCTTTCGATACGTGCAGTCACCAGATGAGCGATCACACGCGCCAGATCGTAAGGCATTTCCAGATGCGTTCTACCAGCCAGGAATTCACGCGACTGTATACCGGCCCTATAATAGACACGTACATAATCAGGCTCGCGCCCTTTTGTGCTCCAATCTGAATAATTCCACTCGCCCGTATCGGAATCATACTCAGCCGGGATAGGCGCTAACTCTCCCTGATTAGCATCTCGTATACGCAAACAACCGCCCTGTTCTATTGTTGCACAAACCGTACAGCCAGCGCCATTACATACCGCACAATTTGTATAGGCATTCTCCCAGTTGAGATAACAAGAATTGGCAGTGGTATCCACATACTCTCGATAAACGTCTACTGAGGTCACAAAATTTGCCGTAGTGGAAATGTCAACCGCAAAATTGCCACCCTCTACAGGATAGGCTTCCCATAATCCCTCATCGATCAATAGCCAGGAGTCGAAGACCGCGTAGAAGAAACCGCCTGTAATATATTTCCTCCTGGCCTCGCGTATCTCGAATTCAGGATACCCGGCTTGGTCATGCCTGTATATCTTTATCTCAGTTGGATCCGTGAGCGTAGTCGCCAATCCTATTACAGCGGTCTCTGCGACTCCATCCCCATCCTCATCCAGATATTGCAAAGTACCACCGGCAACTGATGCGACTCCGACCAATGATACTGCCCGCTGTCCGGTCTTTACAACTTTTCCCCATTTTGAAGTGACAGACTTTGCCAGGCCGCGAATGTCGCCGCCGCCAGTGAAAAGGTCACGCCTATAATAACGGGGATACATGAGCTTCTCATTGTCGACCCAATGCGGTGCAGGCCAATATCCGAGAACATTCGCAACATCTTGTTCGGCGCGGGCGATCTCTATAGCCAGATCATAACGGCTTACTTTATCATTTGACTGCCAGGCATATTTCTTCCAAACTGAAGCGCAGATGCTTTCAGGAAATACTTTGGGATTTACACTTGGTGCCATAGCTCCCCAGAAATGAGCGGGGGTTATGCCCATGATCTTTGCGAATCTATCTACAGATAGAAGCGTGTATGGGAATGGCTGTACTAGGGTCTCCGAAGGGAACGAAGGAGTCCCATCTGTTATTGGAGTTCCAAATCCTGTACCAGAGCTAGGCATAAAACACTCCTTAGCTTACAATTTCCGTGTCTGGATTTGTGAAACTAAAATCGCCTTTTTTAAGCCAGAAAAAATATGTGCCTGCATCAAGCCAGGGTTTGTTATTGTTTAAGTCGCGTGCAACTCCAAACACATCCGTCTCGCCTTTCCAAACAATATTTGCCATTAGAGCATCGGTAGCGATCCAGACCTCTACACCTTCTATCGGCAGACCAGTCGCGGTATCTGTTACTACATAAGTATACTCTATAGCACCCGCAGGAAAGAAATTTGCTATCTGAAAATGGAGAGGGAGAACAGCCACTATCCCGCCTACAGTCGCGTGGATGCGAATACAATAGGACTTACCGGCCTCAAAACCATTGACAGCCGATAACGTTATTTTCTTCTCATAAAATCCATCTGTGTTGACAGGATCGAAAAGAATCATAGTTCCCGTAAGTATGGGAACAACAGTATCATCCTCATAAATCCTATAAGTAAGATCGAAATCGGCATCTTGGGCAGTCCCAGAAAACGGATTATGAGTGTTACAAGTAAATGTAAGTAAATCGTCAATCCACCATGCGCCTAGATACATACCTACCTCACAATCAACTCACCAAATATCGGGTAAAGACTCCCAATTAAAATTCTCATTCCCGCATATAAATTACCAGCTGCATTCTTTCCTCGTATTCGTACAACGTGATTTCCTGTCCTCAGCGCCGTATAGGTTAACACATAGTCGTGCTGAACAAGATCATCAGCCATGACCTGCTCTGCTCCGACCGCATACCCGTCGAATGGATCATACGCCTCGTCAAATATCTGCACTCTTGGAGTTTCGGTCATCCCATTAACATCTTTTTGCATAGAGACATTCGCCCAAATGGGTTTGCCTGCTTCGGCATAGATTACTCTATCTAAGAATACCGGTGTAGCATTGTTCTCGAAGATATACTTCCTGGTTGCGCCAATAGCGAAATTTGGTTCTATGCCGCTGCGGTCGGTGATTCTGCCTGCGTACATCCAGGCTTTCAGCGCGCCAGGGGCGCCGCCGATGTCCCGGATGACGATCTGTGCCCGGCCATTCGGAGGATTGAGGCCCTCGACGTTGTTATTGAAGGCAGCCACTTGCGTTGTACTGTTGAGAGACGCTGCATAACCATCGAACACGCACAATCCATACATATCTCTAGTATTACCAGACATCACTATACCCGGCCATTGAAAATGCCCGCTGCCGGAGTTGACGCCTTGGGAGCACCCGGAGATAACGCCCCCGCTGAACGTATGCCCGCTGCCGGAGTTGACGCCTTGGGAGCACCCGGAGATAACGCCCCCGCTGAACGTATGCCCGCTGCCGGAGTAGACGCCTAGGGCGCACCCGGAGATCGCACCCCCGCTGAACGTATGCCCGCTGCCGGAGTTGACGCCGTAGGTGCACCCGGAGATCGCACCCCCGCTGAACGTATGCCCGCTGCCGGAGTTGACGCCGTAGGTGCACCCGGAGATCACGCCTCCGCTGAACACAGAATTTGTGGCATCTTGTACTCC